TTCGCGACCAAATAGAAAAATACCATGAAACGATTGCAACCCATAGTCGAAGATGACGTTCACGATAAATTGAGTGAAGAAGGTAAAAAAGCCGGTATTAAAAAGGTCGGGGCTTATGCTGCCTATCTTTTAACCAAGCACGTTAGCAAGCAAGAAGTAAGTCATAAACCTAAAAACGAAACGAAATGAGTGAAGCAAAAGAACTAATAATATGGATAAGTACATTCTCAGCCATATTTTTAGCTATATTTTTTATAGCAAGACATAATAATAAAAGAGAAGGTTATAATTCAGATTCAGGAGAATTTTAATATGCCTTTAAATTTTATCGAATTTAATAATAAAAAATATCCTGAACATCAAAGTGTAGGAGGAGCAAGTTTATGGGTTCGTGACTTGGCAAAGTTTTATCTTTCAGGTGTCGGACTTGATATTGGTTACTATAAAGAGAAGTGGATGTTTCCAGGTGCAATAGGTATTGAGCCATCTATTGATCCAACATACCACGCAATGCATTTGCCAAAAGGCCAGTTTGATTACATTCATTCGAGCCATTGTTTAGAGCATGTAAATGAGAACTACTGCAATGTGTTGGACTACTGGCTAAGTAAAATTAAAGTAGGTGGCATGTTGTTTCTTTATTTACCTCACAAGTCACAAGAATATTGGAACGTTTGGAGTAACAGGAAACATATTCATGAATTTGAAGGCAGCGAAATAGAAACGTACTTGAACCGATTAGGCCACAAGGTTTATGTTTCAGGAGTCGATCACAATAATAGCTTTGTAGTAATATGCGAGAAAATGGAAATACCATCATATATTAAAGGTGGCATTTATGATAATAACTATCCAAATATTAATACAAATGACAAACGCACATCAATCTAAAACATTACCAAAATCAACTCTTATAAAAGACATTCCACACAACATTAAATTTTATTGGAATAAGAACAAAAAGCCGATATGCACGAAGCCAAAATAAAACCTACTCTCTTTCTTACCGGTTCAACCGGCTTTATTGGTAAACACCTATTGCCAAAACTAACAGATTATAACGTGCATTGCGGTGGTCATAATGAAGTCCCTGATTATATACCTGATTATATCATACACCTCGCTGCAGTCACAACAACCTCGGCTGATTTTATCCCTGAATTATTTGAAAGTAACATCGTGTACGCAAAAAAGATCATGGAAATACCGACACGTATTGTCTATGCTTCGAGTACAAGTGCAAGTGAGTTAACTAATGTTTACGCGTATACGAAAAGGTATATTGAATGGTTAGCAAAAGGCAAAAACGCTACAGGATTACGGTTTTTTAATGTGTATGGGAATGGGAATAACAAGGGATTAGTTAAACGGTCGTTTGATTGTGCAAGGACAGGTGAAAATGTTGTTATCGCAGGCGGTACTCAAATAAGAGATTTTATCTACATTGATGATGTTGTAAGGGTTATTATTGAGTCTTTAAATAGCAATGAAAAAATAATTGAAGTAGGAACCGGCAGAGGTTTATCGGCATGGCAGATACCTGATATTATTTCAAAAGAATTAAAAACAAGAATCGTAACGCTATATACTGATAGTGTTAATACAGATATGATTTATTCGCTTGCAAATCCAGGCATCTCCAATTGTTTAAGTTTCAGAGAAGGTATACGTAAAATGTTAGGCAAATGAGAATACTAATACTTGTTTTAACCTATACATCTGAACCGTTCGGATCATTTGCACGTTGTCAATTGGATGGATGGGATTCAGTTTATAATCCAAACATTGATACAATATACTATCATGGTGGCGAAGAAAACCGAATGTATCAGATAAAACATAGTGTTACTTGTCAAGTAAACACAAGCGACGATTACGAAAACATGCATTGGAAGTTTAAATTAGCCTTAGATTGCATTGATTATCACGCATACGACATTATTTTCCGCACGAACAGTTGTAGCTACATTGTAAAAGAAAGATTGCTTAAAGTGGCTGAAATGTTGCCTAAAACGATGTGTTATGCAGGATGGCAAAACGGGACTTACATAAGCGGTGCCGGTATATTCTTTTCTCCTGATGTATTGGATATTTTAAAAGATGAATTAACACCAAATAGACACGGAGCAGAAGATGTTTTGATAGGCCAAATATTGAAAGACAGAGTGCCAATGATTGATGATCGGTCGCGAACAGATGCCGAGGTAGAAGGGTTTAAAACCTTTGAAGGCTACCATTTCAGGGCTAAAACATCTAACGATCATAAAGACCGTTACAGAGATATTGACAGTTTAAGAAGATTACATAATTATTTTAAGTGATGCAATACTGGCTTAGTAAACTGACTGATATTAATATTTTACAGCCCGATGATACTGTAGTTTTAGATTACTCTAAAGAAGAACAGGGAATTGAGTATTTAAAAGTAAAGATGCTTATTTGTAATAGAATGTTATTTTGGTTTGGATGCGAAACAGTCGAATTGTCAAACGATAGACCCGGTGAAAAACAAACACATTACCACATGCTATATTTTAAGCCAAAAACATCTTATGGCGAATCACCATTATTAAAATTTATAAAATGAAAATTGCTTTACTAATTCCGACTCATAATAGGCCAAGTTACCTACGTCAATGTTTTGAATATCTCAAACGTGCAGACCTATCTAAAATCAATCAGATATTAGTCATAGACGATTGCTCAACCGATGCACAAACAATTAAAATACTTTCTGAATGTGGTTTACCAGTTGATTGCAACCATGTTAATTTAGGTATAAAAGGCACGTTACTTTTAGGCTATGAAAAACTGTTTAAAAACAATGACGTGGTAATTAACTTGGATAGTGACGCTTTAGTAAGGACAGATTTTGTTGATCGGTTGATTGAAGCGTACAAGCCTAAAACATTGTTGACAGGCTTTCACAGCGTAAACACAAACCGGGACGGCTCGCAACGGCATGAGATAATAAAAGAAGTTGGCGGTGTATATCTTAAAAAGTCGGTAGGGGGGATTAACTTCATAACTGATAAATACGCATATAAGAACTATTTAAAACCAGCACTTCAAACTGAGATAGGGAATTTTGATCACATGGCCTGTATCGCTGCCGGTGGTGCTTATTGCCTCAAAGAATCAGTAATACAACATATCGGGTTTGATAGTTCGCTAAACCATTGGGAAAACCCTGATGTTGCTGAAAGTTTCAAACCGATACACTTGCCAAATGTAACATTGCTTTGTGTTGATAGTAACGCTGAGCGAATCAAAGAACCATTAGCTAAATGTACCTCACATATAAAGTTTGGTGATATAGTTTGTTTACATCCCGATATAAGGTCAAAAGAGAAGTATTCAAACTTCATGATAAAAGAGGCGTATAAGCACATCAAAACGGACTACGTTCTTATATTTCAGTATGACGGATTTGTGCATAATTGGGAGTCATGGAACAATCAATGGTTAGAATATGATTACATAGGTGCACCCTGGCATTACACAGATGGCATGGCAGTTGGAAACGGTGGCTTTTCGCTCAGGACAAAAAGACTAATGGAAATTTTGGGCACAGATCAAAACATTAAAATATTACACCCAGAAGATCACCACATTTGCCGAACATACAGAAAGTATCTTGAAGATAAATATCAAATCAAATTTGCACCTGTTTACCACGCTGAAAACTTTAGTTTCGAGGGTTATATGCAACCAAAAAAGTTTTTGGATAAACAATTTGGCAGGCATGGCAGCAATCCGCGTACAGCACCGATAGAGCCAACAAACTTTAAATATATTGTCGGCCAGTTCGCGAGTTTAGGAGATATCATTTGGTTAGTACCTTTGGTAAGAGCCTTAATAGCCGAAGGAAATTCTATTTTGTGGCCTGTAAACCCTGAATACCTTTCGTTAAAAAAACACTTTCCTGACATAAATTTTGTAGATAAGAATCAGTATAACTTACCTTATGAATCTCATCACAGGATAAATACTCCATTAGGCCAATGGTTGCCGTATCGTTTCGCAAGTGAAAATATGGGACGTGGTTTAGATCACTGTATGACAGCTAAATATCAAATGTACGGACACGATTGGCAAATGTTCAGGTCTTTAACATGGGATAGAGATTTACAGGCTGAAAACGAACTCGCAAAAGACCTACCTGAAAAGTACATTTTTGTAAATCGTTATTTCGGGCATTTGGCGCAATTTCAGATCGAACCGAAAATAGAAAGCAAATTGCCGGTAGTTGAAATGTCGATAAAACCAGGATTCACAATTTTTGATTGGGTGAGAGTTATTGAAGGTGCAACAGAGATACACACAGCTAACACAGGGCTGTTGTATGTGCTTGAAAGATTGGATTTAAAAATGCCTATTCATTTGTATTCAAGAAAGGGGTTATGGGGCGAAAGTGGTTTCAGTCATACTCAATTTTTACATACAAAACCATATATTTTACATCAATGAAAAAGCTAATTTTAAAATTAAAAATTTGGTGGTTTTGGTTTGGTAATAGGCCACAAAAACAGGTTTCTGATAAATGGAGTAATGAATTACAATCTCTAATAGATGAAGGTTGTATATTTACTAATATAACTGAATTTCATGCCACATTTGGTAAATATGAATTGTGGACTGCAAATCAACCTTATTCTTCATTTGTGGAATATAGGGACTGCTTTCACGGTGGATTAAAAGAATACATGCCAAATAAATGGGTAGGATATCAACTTTGCAAAATATATGATAAATCTATAAATATTAAAATGCAAAATGATTTATTAGAATTTGAAAGGGGTTTAGATTGAATATAATTTGCTGTCCTTATAATTACTTTCATCAACCATTGGCAGGGGGTGAACTGTATTTAACGAGACTTTTAAATCATCTCAAAAAAGCACACAACATCCGTATTATTTGTGGTACAAAAGAACCGTACATCCATAACGGAATAGAATGTTTTAGTCAAGGCGAAAACGTAGAAATGTTCATTGGAAACAATGAGCATTTTAAATGGGCAGATGTGATTATAACTCAATTGATAGGCACAGCATACGGATATAACAAAATGATCCAACATAAAAAGCCTCTCATTTTCATAGCTCATAATAACTCAAAACTTTACGCAGTAAGACACGCACAGCAACATGAATGCCACGTAGTTTATAATTCCTATCAACTTCGTGACGACTTAGCAAAAGATTTTGGGCATTTTAATTCGACTGTTTTACACCCGTTATTACCTGATGTAAAAAAGAAAAGCGAAGGCCAATACATTACATTAATCAACTGCAATCACAACAAAGGGGGACATATATTCGCAGAGATAGCAAGCCGGTTGCCTCAATTTCAATTTTTAGGCGTTTTTGGTGGCTATGGAGAGCAGATCGAAGCGCACTTGCCCAATGTTACCTATTTGCCAAATGGTTGCGATATAGAGGCTGTATACAAGTCTACAAGGGTTTTATTAGTACCAAGTGAGTTTGAAAGTTTCAGCCAATGTGCTATAGAAGCAATGCAATATGGTATTCCTGTTATCGCGCACCCGTGTCCGGGAATAAAAGAGAACCTTTCCGAAGCCGGTCTTTTTGTCGATAGAAATAATATTGAAAAATATTGTGAGGTAATTGTATATTTGATTAACAACAGTCAAGCATGGCAACGGCAAAGTGAGGCAAGTTTAGAACGCGTGAGGGTTGTTAAAGAAAAAAGTAAACTGGAGTTAGACAGGTTCGATCAATGGATAAGCAAGATAAAATAAAATTAGTTCCAATAAATACAGAACATTTGAAATTGATGGCTAAGTTGCCACGTATTGACATTCATAGATATTTACAATCAATTTTAAAGGCATGTCACCAACAGACGTATTAAGTTTAGCAGATGCAAAAGCGTTCCTTCGCGTGGATTTTGATGACGACGACGATCTTATCGAAGGGCTTATAACCGCTGCCGTTGGACTTGTCGAAAAAGAAACTAATTACAGGCTTTACCAACGCAATGAAGTAGTTTACCAAACTGCTAAATATCACTATATAGCCTTTCAATATCCGTTAAATGGGGCTTCAGTTGTAAATCAGGATAGTTCAGATACAAATTCATACACAGTAAAATTTAAATACGAAACCTTGCGCATAATTTTAGGATGGGCTAATGGTTTTTGGTATTGGGACGCATGGTATGTTTTCTTTACCAATTACTATTACACCATTCATGCCGATCAATGCGTAACATTTATTTTAACGCTTGATGTTGGTTACACAGATGTGTCTTTAATACCAAACGATCTGATAGTTGCAGTGAAACAAATTGTAAGCTTCACTTATGAAAACCGGGATATGACTAAGATTGATTTACCAAGCAACATAACTATGCTGTTAACCAATTACAGAAGATTTGCGACTATAGTATGAATCCAGGCAAACTAAATCACCGTATACGTTTCTTTAAAGAGGTATCAGCTTTAAATAGTTCAGGTGGTGCAGTATTGACAGAGACACCTTTAGTTTGCTCTCAAACAGCACCTACCGATGTTACTTGGGGTGACTTGCAACCTATAAAACAGTATCACCAATGGGCTATAGAGGCCGGTGCAACGGTGTTAAACGGTGACAAGACCTTAGTGATTCGTTATCGTTCCATGTTCACACCACAAAAAGGCTATCTTTTCGAGGACTTGAACAATCCGGGGGACATATACACCGTACACGCAATATCACCTTATTACCCCGGGACAAAATCATCTTTTCAAAATACAGAAGCTACAGTTTATAAAGATCAGGTATTTGTCTTTATCTTAGGGATAAAAAGATCATGAACTCAGTACAGGGTTTACCACAATTAATATCAAAGCTTAATAACTTAGGTACACAAGGCCAAAGAATTGCCAAAGCATCAATAAACGCGGTAGCTGATCTTATTGTTGCAGACGCCAAAACCAATGCGCCTGCCGACTTAGGAAAGATACGTCAAGGTATAGTAAAGAATCAAATCAGTGATTTTGTTGTGGCCATTGCATCAACCGCACCTGAATCAGCGTTTCAGGAATTTGGTACAGGTGGAAAGGTAGACGTCCCTGCCGAAATGAGCGATATAGCGTCACAATTTAAAGGGCAATCAGGTGGGGATATGCAAGCGTTTATTTTAGCTTTGGTAGGTTGGATTTCACGTCACGGGATAACAGGAACGAAAAACGAAACACCTGAACAAATAGCTTGGGTAATGGCGCGATCAATTTTAAGAAACGGACTTGCACCACAACCATTCTTATATCCTGCTTTTGTTGCTCAATCTCAAAAGTTAGTACCTATGCTTGAAACAGCTTTAAAAGAAATGTTAAAGCAAAATGAGAGTAAATAAAAAAGGCGACATTAAGTCGCCATCACCCTCAATTAGTTTAAAAACTATGCTGTTGGTGGTTGTGTTGTCGCTACGCTTGCAGTAAATGAAATTTGGAAAGCCTGCAAAGACGCTAAAGCGGCGTTTCCTGCTTCAATTGCACTTGATAAAGCAGTAACAGAATCAGCAATTTGCCCTTTTAACACATCTAAATCGCTTTGATTGTCATCGATGTTAATTGAAATTGTTTGCATTTTTTGAATGTTTTTAATGATTAATACTAATATACCGTTTAAATAAATGTTTAAATTCTCGCGTCTTTTTTTGTGATGATGTTGTACATGATGGTGATGCGTGAATTTCATAATGATATAAAGTTAATTTTTGATTTTTGCCAAATCAAATTTTATACTCATATTTAATTAAATTTTAATGTATGCAAAACATATTTCCTGATTTATTTGTGAGAGAAGCCTTTGTATCATTATTTTCAGATGTTGGGGCACCATGTTATGATATGGTTGTACCGAAAGACATCGAAATACCAAATCAGTATATTTTACTCACCGATCAGGAAAACAGGCAACATTCAACTAATAAATGTGGTCATCTTTGGGCAACCACAATTTTATTAGATGTTGTAAGCCAAAATTTGGCCGGATATTCAAACCGTCAACCATTGGATGAACTTTGCAGTAATATTAATTCGCTGATAGATTTAGATAATGGTGATATTACAATAGCAAACTTTCAGGTTATGAACACGCAGGTTTTAAATAGCCGGGATATGACTTTGCAAACACCAACAAAGACTATCAACAGAAAATTAATCAGGTATCAGTTTATTTTGGCAAAAACTTCCGTTCCTGGTTCTGGTAGTTTGCCATACACATTAGACTTTATATTATCATGAGTTTACCACATAAAAATACGGGGGATACGGTAACAGCCGAAGATTATAATAAAATAGCCGATTCGGTTAATAAATTTGCAAGTGGCCGCGCTGTTTTGGTTGACGGACAGATTACTGTTAATTGTCCTTTGGTAAATAACCTTTTGAGACATATTAACGTAGTTTATGAACAGCAAGGTGATGGACCGGTAGGGTTTTTAATGACTCCGTGGCCTTTGATAGTTAACGATACTTCTTTTGTGATTCAATCGGTGGATTCAAGTGGAGCTATTAACACAACAGATAACGCAGCGGTAAGATGGATTGTAATTTCTGATACAGAATAATGAATATAAATGCTATAAAATACGGTCGTATCAAAAGGCAGGCAAAAGATAAAATCATTGTCACGCCTCAAGAAATAACAAACGTGTTAATGAGTCTTGCAAAAAAAGATTTGCCTGAAATAGAACAGCAACCTACAGCCTTAGATATGGCAACAAAGATTTGGAACACGCGACATAAATAAAAAAATTTGCTTTGTTAAATTATTTTGTATTTTTAGATAAAATTTAAAGCGATGGCAGACAATAATCCAGTATATTTTCCCGGCAAGGATATGTTTATTTATATCGATGGTGTTGCTATCGGTTGCGATCAAACATGCGATGTTGAAATGGTTATCAAAACTTTCGACAATTCGTCAAAATGTACGGTAGATACAAGCGGTAACTTATTCGGTTCAATGATTGCATTATCTACCTCAATGAAAATTACAGGGTCAGGATTTTCAGTATTGGATAAGAGCCAAAGTGGTGGTGCACCTGGTGAAATATCGGGAGCAACATTGATGAACCTCGCCATTACAAAAGACAAGGTTTTTTGTTCTGTTATGATCGGCCCGAATTTCTACGGGTGTGATGGTTATCTAACCAACATCAAACAAACCGGTAAATTTGATGAGATTGTAACCTATTCTTATACATTCGATTCATCAGGCGTAATTACACAAGTTAATCCTTCTTAATGCATACCGTAATTCGTTTAGAAATAAAAGGCGAAGAATACTTTTTTCATTTCAATAATTATGCTCAGGTAGAGTTAATGAAATGGACAGAAAAAAAGGATGATATTGTCGAAGCAACACAATCCCTTAACTCCATTATAGAACAAAACTTTTTATTGGGTATGTCCGTGATAGTTTATTGCGGACTTATTGGGTATCAGTACTCAAAGTTCAATCTAAAACACGGCTATACTTTAGAATGGGTATCAGAACAGGTTGGCAATGTAGATATGAACGAATGGTCACCAATTTGGGAAGCCTATAAAGATGCTACAGGTATGAGCCAATTCATTACCGAACAAGCCGAAAAGAACGCCAAAAAAGAAGCCGAAAAACCCAAAGAAGAAAAGGCTAAATCTACTCCAAAAAAAAAGTAACATTTAAAGACGAATTAGAATTTGCCATAGGCGAAGTTGGGTTATCCCTTCATGAGTTTATGTCAATGACTTATTATGAATGGTCGTGTAAATCATCGGGTTATGCCATACGTCTTTATAAGCAATGGGAACACACCCGTTATATTGCATGGTGGTTTATTCGTATGAACGCATCTAACCCGCCAAAATCCCCCGAAGACATTATGCCACTCCCAATTGATCCTGAAAAGATAGTTTCAGTACCTACAACAGTTGAAGACAGGAAGAAAATGTTTGAGCAGGGACAGGAACGTTTGAAAATGTTAGGAAAATTACCTTAACTTTAAGGCATGGCAGATCTTTTAGTAAGTGTTGGAGCTGATATTTCGGACTACAATAATGCAATGCAAAGCATGGGTTCTACTGCATCCACAGCCTCAAATGCAGTTGTAAACTCTTTAAATAGTCAGCAAAAATCTATCGAGCAACTTACTATCAGGATGGCAAGCTATCAAAGAATAGCGTATACCGCAACCGATCCTGCTCGTATTGCTGAATACAATCAAAAAGTAGAGGAGTTGAATGCTGAAATCCAACGTATGTCCAATTTAGGGCGTCAGGGATTTAATAATTTAAGTACAGGTGCGCAATCGGCCTCTATGCGGTTCATGCAGATGCGTTCCGGTATTTCAGCCGCAAGGGATGGAGTAATGGCTTTTACATTAGGGGGGCAAGCTGCTGAACGTTCGTTAATGGCAATGGGTCACCACATTAACTCACTTGTGAATGAAACGGGTAGTTTTAGTGGTGCTATGAAAGCTTTAGGTTCATCTTTAATAGGGCCAGGTGGTATAATTTTGGCATTAACTGTTGCCGCTGAATTAATATCAAAGTTTGCTAAATCAGAAGATGACGCATATGATGCAACAAAACATTTTGAAGACGCGGCCGGTGCACAGCATGCAGTAGTTCAAAAATTAGATGATAGTTACGGGGAAGCCGTTAAAAATGTTGCTGAACTAACAGAAAACGTAAAACTTGCCAAAGAAGGTTTTATTTCAAAAAGCGAAGTTGTAAAAGAATATAATGACACATTGGGTAAAACAATGGGGTCTGTTAAGACATTAGACGAAGTTGAACAAAAATTAGTTTCGGGTGGTGCGGCTTATGTGAAAATGATGCTTTATAAAGCGGCTGCACAAACCGCGTTAAAAGAAGCCAGTGATAAGGCAGTTGAAGCGTCTAAAACGCAAATGAAAAGTGATGAAGAATCATTAACTGTATGGGATAAATTTGTTCGCGCTCTGAGTAGTTCAGGTTCTGGTGGTGCAGGTGGTGCAGGCGCAATAGGCGCAGGTGCAAAAGCTCAAAAAGATGCTTCAAAAACTGCACAGGAAAATAGGGATAAAGAAAAAGCACAATTCGAAAAAGATGGTAGTGAACTTTTAAAAATAGCCGATGATTTTCAAACTAAAGCTGCACAAATATCAAGTAAAAATAAATGGGATTTCTTTCCAGATGATAAAAAGCAAAAAATTAAAGAGGCGGTTACTGGAATAGATTTATTACGTCAAAAATTACAAGAGGCTCAAAATGCTTTACAGGATTCTATAGTCGAAGGTAAAACAGATGCAAGCACAACAGATAACCCTTTAGTAAAAAATATTCAAACCTTACAAACTGCATTAGACAAGGCTATCGCTACTTATAATATTTTGCTTGGATTAGCGGGTCGTAATGCACCGATAGAAACTAATACAGGCTTAGGGTCACAACGTGGCTTTGGTCAGGGTCTTGATAATGGTGGTTTACTTGATAACTCAGGTGTACGTCAATTTTCACCGGATCAATTAGATAACGCAGGGCTTGGAAAATCAAACGACGATGTAGTTAAGTCTATGCAAAAAGGGGTTAAGGCTTTTCAGGATCAAACCGAATGGGCATATCAGGCACAATTAGCATTAAAGCATTATAACGAAGAAATGAAGGCCGTTAATAATATCGTTCAGGTTTTTGGCGGTGGTTTAACACGGGCTTTTGAAAGTGCTTTAAACGGGACACAATCCTTTGTTTCGGCAATGGGTGCGTTCTTATTGCAATTGATAGAAAAATTAGTTGCAGCGGCAGCGGCAGCGGCAGTTTTAGACGTTCTATTAACGGCTACAGGTTTTGGTGGGGCAGTATCATTCGGATCGTTATTTGGTCAGCTCAGTGGCTTTAAAAACTTGTTTGGTGGCACGTCTGGCGGTTCAAGTTCATTCAGCCCTAATACTTTCGCTACGGGTGGTATTTTTACACAACCAACATTAGGAATATTTGGGGAAAGAGGGCCGGAAGCAATTGTAACACCTGAACATTTAGCGGATTTTGCAGGGGTTAATACTAACGGTAATAAATCAGATGCAGATTATGGCAGAAAAATAATAGGTGTTTTCAAAGGTTCTGATTTCCAATTATTATCTGTTCGTTCGGCTAAAACTAAATCTCGCACTCAATGAGTTCACCAGTAACTTTATACACTTATGCGCCTTCGCTTGGAGTCATACGAACTGTTTACAGGTTAGATGACACACCAACAACTATAAATTATTCAGATATGGGTGGTTTTGCACCACCGCAACCACCTGTAGACACTACAATATCAATAATTTGCGCACCTGGAACATTTGACGAGTATACTTATAAAGTAAAAACAAACCCACCTTATGCCTATTATACGAAGGTTTCAAACTCATCACATTGCGGATATACACCGCCGACATGCGATATAAGCATATCGTCTTTTTTTAAAACAGATGAAACAGACGCGGGAGCAAATGACGGTACTGCAAATTTATTTTGTGTGTCAACCTACGCACCGATCACTTATTATCTTATTCATGTTATTTTACCAAGTGAAGTAATAGTCGCAACTAACACGACAGGGTATTTTACTAATATACCACCGGGGAACTACAGGATTTTGGCAGAAGATACTAACTCATGCCAAATCAATAAGCCTTTTACCATAATAGCTTTTTCATCTGATTACACGCATTATAAATACCGTTTACAGTTTCCAAACAAAGACAACTCAATGATATGGGAATTGCAACTTTATGATATGCGTAATGCGTACCTAAAAACAGACTACCCGAAAGATGTTGAAGGAAACGAAGACCCCGTTGTTTGGACACGGCAAGATCAGGAAGAAGATAAAATTTCACCCATCATAACGCATCAGTTAGATATTGGCCTTTTATATGACGGTACACTTTTCACGATAGAAGAATTTGCAACCGCACCGGAGCAAACATGGTACGTGCAATTAGTTTCAGACGATACCATTTATTTCAAAGGTTATTTGATACCGGATGAGATGCAAGATGAGTATTCAGATCCACCATACATTGTTATGTTTAAAGCTACAGACGGTTTACCATCGTTAAAAGGCAATCTTTGGGGTGACGGTACAGGTGGTCAGGGTTATGGAACACTTCAAATTCAGCAATACGGGTTTACACTTTGGGCAAACCTTGTAAAACAATGTTTGGATCAATTGGGATATAATTACGGTGGTGTGCATATCGTTTCATCACTTCAATATAATAACCTGTTTACAACCTCTCTTTGGCTGAATATCTCTACATGGTCAGATATACTTTACGATAGCTCAGGCGTTCCTATAAACACTTATGACGCTTTATCATTGCTTTTAATGGCAATGAAACTTACTATATTTCAGGAAAAAGGCGAGTTCAGGTTAATAAACTGGAATGATTTGAGTTACATCAATAACGGAGTTGTGGCGCGTCAATTTTCAGAATGTTTCTATCAGATATTGCCTGGATTTACGGGTATAATCACAGAGGATGTAAACATTCAATATGAAGTGATAGGTTTTGATGTGCCTTTATCGCCAGCCAATCCACCGCAAACATGGAACTTTGACAAGCCTTATAATATCGAAAATGATGTAAGTTTTAATATTCTTTCGCTTTTATATGAAAATCCGTCATTTGAAATTGGAGCGGTACAGGGAGAGTTACCACCCGATTGGATAAATCATATTGATCAATGTCCTGCATATTGCAATTACGACCCATTAACAGAAGATATCGGAAGCGGGGCGTTGGATGGAAATTGGGAACTAAAAATAGAGGGTTACGATGGTACTCAATTTAATTATATTGAAACATCACCATTTTTTAACATCGACCAGGCCAATAAATTATTAAATGTTTCCTTTGGATGGAAGCCGTCAGATACGACCGGAGTAACAATTGATGGGCACGAGGTAGGAATGGTGTTTTGTTTTGCAATAGTTTTTGTTGACGGATCAAGTGGTAACGAGTATTATTTATTCAATGTTCCAAATGTAAACATATCTTTGGATGATTATAACGGAGGTCATACTGCCTCATTTCAAAATGCTGTACCTTTTTGGAGTACTACAAATCCACCATTTTATAATTCAGAAGGCGAACTTTCAAGTATAAAAGGCACACCAACAAAAGATTTTATAGGATGGCAAAGTTTTTCAATCACATGCCCACCATTCCCTGAATCACAGCGAGGTAATTTGTACATCAGGTTTTACCCATCAGTTTATCAGATGTATGATAACACAAATTGGCCTGTATTACCAAATGCAAGAGTCGGTATATATCAGGTAACTGGGCCGGATCATAGTAGGTATGTTTTGATAGATCAGTTAAATATTACGCTTTCGGATGCCTCAGGTCAATACAATAAACAAACCGGTGAAAAACATATCACCACAGTAGTAACAGGCTTACCACCGGCAGACATTAAGCAAAACGACCTTAAACTATTCACCTATCCGAATAACAAGCGTGTTGCAGGTAATATTTTCTATGGCACTGAATATTTAAGCGCGATTGTAGCTAACACGTGGAATTTCGCATTAAAAGGGGACAAATTAGATCGCATACCGGCCATTATAACTAAAGCTTATGCACGTCAATATCAAAAATGTTACTACAAGTTCGATGGCGAGGTTGAAGCACCTTATATGAGTTACTACGCTGTTTATGGGCTTCGTTTTTATGAAGGTAAGCTATTTATGGCCTATAAGATTGAATCTCATTTGAGAGATAATTTGCATAGCATAACATTGATTGAGATTTCCGACGACGAGGCGCAAAACATATATACTTATACACCTCTCTTTGAGCGGAGTGCAAGAAATCAATAATTGTTAAAATTATTTCTATATTTAAGTCCTAAATGGCAACACCGAATCCAGATTTCATTTTAGGGAAAGACCTCTTATTTTATGTGGTTATTAATGGCGTTGGGTACTCCGTGAGCCATGCCACAGATACATCAATTAAATTAAGCCGCGAATTACTTGAAAAGACAACAAAGGACGGTGGGAGTGGCAAGAGGTTTAATTATGCATCAAAATATTCATATACACTTTCTGTTTCAGAATACACAAATTTCATAGATGCCCCGAATATATCTGTTTTCCAAGATATGATATTATTAACCGGAAAGATGAATTTTATCTTTACCGATTTAAACTACATCCAATGGACCGGCACAGTCCTGCTAACAGAAAGCGATAGTAATTCACCTTTCGATCAAATATCAGCTTCACAATTAAGCTTTCAAGGTGACGGTGAACTAACAAAAGTTACAACCAATATCCCACCAATACCACTACCAACAGAAACAGTTACAATTGTAGATCAATTCGGGAACGTTATAGCGACTATTGTTGCGCCTGGTTCTTATGCTGTACTACGTTTTGACACGATAGACGAAGGCCACGCAAACGCACCTTTACCACAATTAATAATTACTCAAGCATCATGATATTAGTAAACGGAAGGATATTATGTAGAACCGATACTACTGAATCATGGGAGTATACAAACCCCGTTTTACCTGATAGGCAACTTGGTTTTGAAAGGTCAATTTATGGTGAGCCAATAGGGGTGAAAATGGGTGACGGACTCACATTTTGGAATGATCTGCCGTATTGGTTTACAACAGGTAGCGGTGGTGGTAGTCGTGTTGTTCTTTTGCCTTCAAATCCTTTGATAAGTCAAAACTTGTCTACGGGAGAATTGATAATATCTTGGGGAATACCTTTGTTTAATATCTTTGGAAATATTGAAGCCTCTATAAAAGTGTTAGTTGCAGATGGATACGATTATGTCCGCGCACCATATTTAGAGCGTTTTCAGTACGTTGGTACACAGGTAACATTTATAGTTTACGAAGGATTTTTTGATACAGACTATAAGATAATAGTGACATTATGAAAAAGATTTTATTTTTATTATTACTCATCATACCGTTTTTTGCATATGCACAAGACCCAAAACCACCTACACCAATACAATTAGGTGCGCAGTGGTATAAATCTATTTCAGGTACCGACACGTCATATTATGTACTTGACACAAAAACTAATTTGTGGAGACGGTTTGTATCTTATCGTGAAAGTATTTTACCATTTACGAATAACTTTAAATTATTGGGCGATACGGTAGATTTAGCAGATACAATTCATAAAACTAATTTGGTATTTAAAAGCACTTCTACTACACTACCTGCTTTGACTTTAATCTCAAGCAATGATCCGGGGTATACATTGTTAATAAAAGATCCATCAGGCATAATAAAAGGAGGTATAGGAACAGCATCTGGATTCTTTGGGCCTGGAGTTCATGCTACGCCAGGTGAAGCTTATGGAGCGGTTAATTTCGATGGATATGTAACCGTTTTTAAATCCCGTTCCCTTGATTCGATGTTCAGGATAGCTTCTGCACATCATACATATTTTGAAGTTGATAGCGCAAAAATAAAAATGAATTTTTTGCCTGATACAACTGGCGTTGATACTGCTTTAGTTATTAAAAATGGTAAAGTATATAGACAACTTGCAAGTGGTGGTACAACCTATACAGCAACAGGTGGAGTAGTTTTATCAGGAACAAGCCTTAGATTGGGGACAGGCACATTACAAGGAACTACGGTCACATGGACAGCAAATTCGACTACCAACTTCATTCAGAAGTCTTTAAACGGAAGCAATGTAGCGCAAATGCAATTATTTAACGGAGTGCTACAAAATACATTTACTCAATCAGGAGCGGGTAGTTCATTTTCTTCTTATAGCACGGCGGGGGGTGATGCTCAGTTAAATGAGGGGTACACTAATAATGCTGGATTGACTAAGGGTATAATATACGGAACAGTCAACAAGGGAATATACGGATTTGAAAATGTTGATAGCATTGGTTTTAATATGCAAGCCATATCATCGGCAAAGCAAAGATTAAGCAGGAATATTTTGCCAACAATTGGAACGACCATTGAATTGATTGATAGTGTTAAAAGTACTATATCAGGGGGAACAACAACACATCCATTAACTTTAGGATATGGGTTGACAGGATCATCATTTGACGGTTCTTCGGCTGTAACTACAAAGGTTGATACATCTTTAGTTCAAACTATTTTAAACTTTTTTCCTAAAGGCGATACAAGATATTTAAAAATATCCTCTGCACCAACAGCAGGAAATCCATCTGGACTATTGACTTTTACTGCGTCAAATGGTTCTAACACTACTTATTTACGAAACGATGGATTACACGCAATAGATAGTACAGTTGTGAGATCGGTAGCAAATAGTTTATCGCTGTCAGCAGCACAAACGAAGTTTAATTTAAAGGCTAATATTGCTTCCCCTACATTCACTGGAACTGTTACTATACCTAATGGCGGAGTATTTGGCACACCTACATCTATAACGCTTACTAATGCCACCGGGCTGCCAGTAAGCACAGGTATAACAGGATTAGCGACAGGAATAGCGACATGGTTAGCAACGCCATCAAGCGCAAATTTAGCATCAGCATTAACCGACGAAACTGGAAGCGGTGCTGCTGTATTTGGCACTACTCCGACATTCACTACCTCTATTATTGATCCTTTGGTTGTAGGTTCAACTTCTGCAAACGGAACGCTTACATTAACAGGTAATAACTCTTCATCTGGGAACACTGCAACTAACAGAAATATAGTATTTAAAACAGGAAATAGCTCAGGAGCGGAAGCGGGCTATTTTACCAATAACTCAACTTTAGTCTTAAACGGGTTATTGAGTTTCGGCACAGGTGCAGGTAGCGGATCTGGTATTTATATTTATGACGGTGGATCAAGCACGCGTATCGGAATAGGTCAACCTACAGGTGGCTCATTTCAGAACTACCAAATAACAGGTGGCTTCTTTAGTTGGAACTATGGGGGTGGCTTGCAGACAGCAGGGACTAACGAGGTTATGAGGGCTTTGACAGCTGGCTCGTTTGGTTTATTGATAGGCACAACAACCGATGATGGATCAAGTAAATTACAAGTCAATGGAACAGCAAAAGCTACTACATTCAATTCAACTTCTTTAACAGCATCAAAAGTTGTTTTTACAGATGCGTCAAAAAATTTGACCTCTACAGGTATTGGCACATCTTCACAATATATTTTAGGGGACGGAAGCTTAGGAACAGTTGGTGCAAGGCCTCATACTATTTTCACACCTACTACTGGCGGCACTGTAGCATTAACAAACAATCAATACAACATAATTAACCCTGCCGGTGCATTGGTGGCATTAACTGTTAATTTACCTTCATCCCCTGCAAATAACGACTGTGTATTCATTAAATACACTCAAAACATAACAACTGTTACTTATGGAAATGGCACTGTTGTAGACGGAATAACAGCACCTACAGCGGGTGGGTTAGTAGTGCTTACTTACGATAGTGGTACGACATCTTGGTATTAAACAATTAACGTATTTTTACGCATGATATAATTAATAAGCAACATTATCTTTACCTTATGAAATCATTTTTAATCATTCTGTTTTTGGCCATAGTGGTTAAAGCCGAAGCGCAAAATAAAACAAAATCATTGTTTGGGACAGATTCAATAATATTATGCCCTCAATGCATTGAAATAAGAGGTATTGGAGTAACAGCAAAAGGTGATAGTGCAAGGTCTGTATATTGGATAATGGGAGGTTTTGGCAGGGATATTTCATACTTTAACCTGACTACTAATTATTATGATAAAAATGGTAACTTTCTAACGTATGTTAGTGGCACGATACAAGGCAACCAATTACCAAATTTAATATTGGTAAAGTCTAAAATTGACAGCTTAATGAAGGTTACAGAACCAAGAATTGCAACACAATAAATTAAGATAAAATGGAATTACAAGATTTACTAATTGAAGGCATAGAGTTTTTAGAAAGCCTGCCTGAAAGCGAAGAAATTAACACAAAATTGGCTTCGTGGCGCGATCATTTGAATCAGGTTAATGCTACTACACCACCACCTAAGTGCCCCAAAGGCGAGTATTGGAACGGATCTGCATGTGTAGCTGATATAGGAGAATGAGATCATTATTTTGCATAGGTGTTATAATGCTTTATTGCATCTTGTTCAGTTTATATATACTCCAAATATATAATCCTGATATACCTATGAAGCAATTGAAGCTTTTCTATAACTATTTAAATTTATCAATGTTATTATTTTACTACTTTGATAGAAAGTATGGATTTGAAAGTGAATGGCATAAAGAATTTAACTCAGTTTGTTTTTGGACTTTAATTATTAATTATATTTTGATTATCTTGAACCACCATCAATTATTAATTGACCCCATTAGTAAGTTTTGGTTTTTTAATATATCGGTTGCTTGTACAACATTAATGATTTTAATCAATGGCAAACAACTGAAAATGTTTTAACATGACTAATAATAGAGAAATGGCATTACCTGAACCACCTCAAAGTCCGTGGTATATCATTTTAGTAAATTTGTTACCGTGGGCGACATTGTACGGCCTCACCCATACGGCTATTTATTATGTTTTCAAATACTGGAGCGAAAGTAGGGATGAACGGTTGCGTAGGATAGTTCAGGAAGAAAACAAGCCATTGGAAGATAAAATAGATGAATTAAAGGAACTTATATATAATCGGGTTCAGAGATGAATTTTGAAACTATACTTGAAAAGTATGGACTTCCCGGAATTATAATTTGTGGTATGGGATGGTTCATTATGTATTTGATGAAAGAACACAAAACCGAACGCGGAGAGTGGCAAAAATCTCAAGAACGCCAACAAGACGAAACAAATAAAAATATCAAAGAAAATAACAATATTTTATCAGGACTGAAAACCTTACTCGAAAATAGAAAATGACTTTTAGCGATTTCCTTGTCATCATGATGTTAATCGGAATGGCTTCCATATCTGGGCTTATTGCCTATGAATTTAAACAATCAACTGATTACGGGAAACTCAGGACTTTATGGCTTGAGTTATTTATCTCTAAAACCTATTTATACGCCTCTACAGCGATTTATTTTATAGCAACCCTATTCGGATACCTTCAATTAATTTCATTGGCTTGGGTGCTATTTCTAATCAATCTACCAACTTTTATAGCAAAGATGAGGCTATATGTTTTTATCAAATATAAAAAGTAACTTTAGTTTCATGAAAAGACTGTTACTGTTTCTTTTGATGATACTACCATTTGTAACATTCGGGCAGGCAGTTCCAGGATGCGGTAGTTTTGTTTCCCATTCACCCATTACAGCAGTAAGCAACACAAATTATTCAGGTTATGTAATTGATATGGGTGGTGCAGCAACCGTGGGCATCAATATTCCTGCCGGTGTACACGATGTTCATGTTACCAAATGCGTTATTAAAAACAGCACTAACCTAAACGGATTAATTCAGATAGGATCAGGATGTTATAATATCACAATAGATACTTGCTTTTTTCAGGCCGGTTGGAGAGGCATTTATGCAGTAGGCGCGACAAACAATATACACCTTTGGTATAATTATTTTTACAATATCATAGATCCAAATGTCACGGCAACAAGTACAGATGGCGGTGGTTCGTCAATTCAATTAAATGGGTGTAATGGTACTTCAATTCAAATCTTAGATAATAAATCATATCACGATGTTTCAAGTTCAGGAATTGGAGATCAATATTCTATTTATAAGTGCAATGGCACTTCGGGAAGCCCTATACGATGTTGCAGAAATCAGGCTGTAAACGGTTCTACTAATCCACCTGGAACTGGATATGTTGGTATGGTAGGGGGCGATAAAGGTGGATCATACCAGAGGTGCGATAGTAATACATTTGTTAATGTTGGTTCTGTATTATGTCAGGTTCAAGGTGGGCACGATATTGAAATGTCTTACAACGTTGGCTATTTGGCACGTACAGCATATAGTAATGTAGGTATAGCATTCGGTAATTACACCACTCCATTTGTAGCAAGTTCAAACATAACAATAGGTCATAACAGGGTTTATTGTATTCAAACAAGCGGTAGCGTTTTTAATTATTGGTTTGATCCTGCAACAGCTTTTCAACCTACAGATTGGACGACAAATATTGGAGATAATACTTTAAATGCTTCAATTTTGCCCGATCCATTATTTAACACATCATGTTCAACTTTATCACCGCCTAATATTAGTTACTCACCAAATACTTACACAATAACAGTAGGACAATCTATTTCAGCCAATGTAATCAATACAGGCGGCGTAGCGTCATCTTTTGTGCTTACTGGCTCTCTACCATCGGGAATAACTTTAAATGCCACTACGGGGCTAATTTCAGGCACAGCGACCGCGACCTATGCAACGCACACAAATTCGGTTTTGGCAACAAACACATCTGGTAACAGCACTACAAATATTACTTTTACGGTTAATGCCGTCCCAATAGTTCCACCGCATACAACTTATCCATCACCACAAACGTATACGGTATCAAATCCGATCATCCCATTAAGCCCTAATAACACTGGTGGAGCGGTTACAAGTTATTCAGGGACTTTACCAAGCGGTTTAACTTTAAATACAAGCACAGGCGTAATAAGTGGCGTTCCTGTAGTCGTGGTTAGTAATACGTACAACATCACAGCGCATAACTCAGCAGGAAATTATGTCTTCCCTTTGGTGATAACCGTTAACCCACCGGCAGTTGTAGCCCCATCAATAGGGTATTCACCATCGAGCCAGGTTGCAACGTATGGCTATGTTTTGACGAATATGATAGCTGCAAATAGCGGTGGTGCTGGAACTTATTCAGTTTCACCTTCTTTGCCATCAGGGTTATCTTTAAACACGTCATCAGGTATAATTTCAGGTACTCCAAGCGTAGTGCAATCAGCCACAAACTATACGGTAACATGCACAAACACGGCAGGCAGTAGCCACGCCACAATTACGTTAACGATCAATAAAGCACCTTTGATTTTAACGGCAACAAACCTGAGTAAGAAACCGGGAGAGGCAAATCCAACGCTTAAATTTACTTATGGCGGTTTGGTAAATGGTGATGCGTCTATAACAGGGTTGCCAACTTTAACCACAACCGCGACAACCTCAAGCCCTAAAGGTAATTATCCAATATCCATATTCGGGGCGTCAAGCACTAAGTATAGCCTTCAATATGTTAACGGTACTTTAGCGGTTACAAATGGTGTGTATGGCGTTGGCAAAATTGCCGTAATTATCCATGTATATTAAACTTCAATAATATTTGTTTTAACCAAAAGATTTGTATCTTTGATTAATGCCAAATGGATGGCAGGTAAAAACTTTGCAAAATGAAAATAAAATTCAGGGACATTCGTCTCTCGTCGGATAATCGACGTAAACTCGAAATCATCAATGAAATTATAGGTGAATATCAAGAACAAGGATACGTTCTTACTTTGCGCCAATTATACTATCAGTTGGTTTCTCGTGACATAATCCCTAACGCGTTACCTGAATACGCGAAAGTATCCAAACTTCTTAAAGAAGGCAGAATGGCGGGTATTGTTGATTGGGACGCAATAGAGGATCGCCTTAGAAAGCCACATACTCCGGCATCATGGAGTAGCCCTAAAGATATTTTACAAGCTTGTATTCAATCATTCCAATTACCGCGAATGAAAGGTCAGGAAAACTACCTTGAGGTATGGGTTGAGAAAGATGCATTATCAGGAGTGCTTAAGCGTGTCACAGAAAAATATCACGTGCCAATATTGGTCAACAGGGGATATAGTTCTGCATCTGCTATGTATGATAGTTACAATCGCTTTAAAGATGCCATAGAAGAAAATCAAAAATGCACAATTCTATATTTGGGCGACTATGACCCATCCGGTATCGATATGATACGCGATATTCGCGATAGAGTTACTGAATTTTTAGTTGGTTCGGAAGTTATGAGAGATATTTTTAGAGGACATTCTGAATATCAAAAATATTACGATGAATGGTTTAATGAATGTGTAAACAATCAGGGGCTTGACGAGGATGACGAAACTATCGAAATTAATGCTTTTGATGAGTGGTTAAAGTTGCAATTTGAAATTATACCAATTGCATTAACATTAGAACAAATACAACTTTATCAACCACCTCCAAATCCAGCTAAAATAACAGATCCTCGAAGCGGTAAATTTATTGCTGAATTAGGTAAAACTTCATGGGAAGTGGATGCCTTACGCCCCGATGTACTAAACCAACTTTTAGAGGATGAAATAACCGTTCGTATAAATGAAGGTTTGTATGAAGAAATTCTAAACGAAGAAAAGGGACACATAAAAACTCTGATTGGATTTAAAGAAAGTATTTAAGGCCTTTTGTGATGTTTCTTGCAAAGTTCATTGCAAGAGATTAGCCTCGTTAATTCGGGGCTTTTTTATTTGCAAACCTTTTGTAACTTTAATCAATGCAAATAGACAATCAAACCAAGCAAGACTTTTACATATTAGCAGTGATATGTTTTTTATTGGGATTGGCTTTGTATGTTATTATTAACGCTGATAAAATATCTGAAATAATTAATCCACGATGAATAAAGGCAGAAGACATGAGTTAAAAATGCTTAAGTTTAAAAAAAGGCTTGAAAATTATAGATTAGTTGGCGTTAATGGTAATTTTAATTGTTTCAGGTCAACTGGAAAGCCTTGTAGTTGTTGGTGTTGTCAACCTGAAAAAATGAAAGTCAATGGCTTAAAAAAGAAAGAATATAAAGAAATTAAATTCCAATTATCAGCATGAATTTACCCGAAAAATACGCATGGTTAAATAACGAAATTGGCCCTCAAATGCTTTTAGAGGGTCTTAAACTTTATGGCACAACCGAAGTGCCTGGTTCTGCAAATAATCCAACTATAATGGCATGGGCAAAAGAAGTCGGAGTTTCAGGATGGTATGCCGGTGATTCAGTACCGTGGTGTGGTTTATTTATGGGAGTATGCGCAAAACGCGGTGGATTCCCTTATAATTCAGAATTACTTTCATCTTTGGCTTGGTCAAAATGGGGTGATGAGGTTGAAAAAGGACAGGAAATGTTAGGCGATACATTAATATTTACGCGTCCCGGTGGTGGGCACGTTGCTTTTTATATCGGAGAAAGCAAAAATAACTTTCTTGTTTACGGTGGAAATGAAAGCGATACTACTACTTTTGAATGGATATCAAAAACAAGGCTATTTTCAGCCCGTAGAGCGCATTGGAGAATCAAACAGCCATCCAACGTAAGGAAAGTATATTTAAGCGATTCAGGGGCTGTATTAGGCACAAATGAGGCATAATTAACACTAAACAATAGAAACAATGGCAGAACCTACATCAGATCAACCAGTAATCACACAGGAAAACGTAGTATCTAAAGAATCAGATACCAAGACTGTGATAGGCGTAAGTGCCTTAAGTTTACCAACGCCTGATAAAATAAAGGCCATTTTTAAGATGATAACCTTTTTTACAATCGTTGTCGGTCTTGTGGCAAATGGTATATCAGAAATACCAGAAGATGCTAAAAAACAAATCTTAGAATATATGGGAGTCCTTGTTCTTATTCTTCAAAAAGCTGAGGATTTTTGGGGCATAAAAATAACCGGGTAACATTTCTGCTATCCGGTTTCCTCTGTATGCTAACTGTGAATCAGCGAAGATTTAACTTTGTGGTGTTTCGGCAAGTTTTATTTCTTTAGGCTTAACAAGATTTGTAAATACCCATTGAATTAAAGTAACTACGATTTCAAAAGGAGTAGAACTCCCTGTCAGAACATCTGCCAAAACTTGTGCCCCACCGCTTATAACCCGCGCCCAATTACTATCGTCCAATGATTTAAGTTTACCCTGAATTGTAACAATTAAGTCTTCTAAATTAGGTGGAACTGTCAATCCCCAAGTTTTAGCAACAGCCGCTAATCCGTCATACAATAATTCGAGGTTTTCAGTTGGATAATTTGCCTGAATTGTGGCGATAGTCAATTTTGGGTCTTGTCCAATGTATTGACTTAAGATGTTGAAAATACCCGACCCGTTTAAGATTCCTGTCTGTACCTGTTCTGGTAGGTGATTCCATGCCCGTTTTGTTGCGTCAAAAAGGCTTGAAAATAAGTTTACTAAAAATGAAAAAATACTCATGTTGATTTGTTTTTAAATGTTTGTTTTTATTGAATATTGTCTTTTGTTATTTGCCTGTTCGTATGGAGTTGACCATTTACAATTTGATGGTTCATAGTCACCGTCATTATTTATTCTATCAATTGAATGTCTCTTAGTAGGGGCTCTTCCCATATCAGATAAAAAATTCTCATAGCTATTAAGCCATCTATCACACATTTTTATATTCCTACCACCCCAATCTTTATATCTATTATTTTTAGGATTAGTGCATCTTTGCTTTGCATTAAACCATGCTCGATATTCTTTTGAATTAATATCCCCATGTTTATGATTTCTAATTGAACTTAATTCGTTAGCTAAACATCCACAAGATTTGGTATTACCACTATTTAATGAAGTTCCTGCACATTCAATTAATTTTCCACAAACACATTTGCAAGTCCATAATAAGTGATTTGTTTTGTTTTTTTTACCTGATAAACCTATGACTATTAATCTACAATATTTTCGACCTGTTAAATCTATGAATTTCATTATTCTAATATAGAGAAAATAAATGACCAAATGCTCATAAGTTTTAATTTTAAATGAATGAATTGATTTTTTTTATAAAGGTAAAAATAAATGTCAAATTATTTTGTAATCAATAAAATTTGTTTTATTATTGCATATCGAATTTAAATTTTAACAAAATGGAAAATCTTAAAACTAATTGGTTTTTATGCAGTAATGACGAGAAAACCGAAATCGTAACCGGAACTTGCGAGGGAACTCAAATAAAAACCCTTTCATTTGGTGGCATTTGGACTATGCGGAGTGTTGGTTACGAAAGTCGCGAAGACTTGATCGAAGGCGAAGGAATATTACCTGAACCTTGTAAGCTTTGCGGTAAAATTGTTTCTACAAAATGGCAATCCGACACTAAAAATAGATTGATAGAAAAAAACATTTGTTTTTCGTGTGATTTTTGGGATGAATTGTCAAAAAAGACAGATAGAATAATTGCAAATCATACTTGCTATGTTGCTAAACCAAGGTCAACCGGTGATAAATCATGTTTGGGATTTGGTGGTGCTGAATGGAAAATAAGAATGAATGACGGGCGACTTATTGAGACCAATAACTTATGGCATAACGGTTCAATTCCATCTCATTTTTGGGATATAATGCCTGATAATGCTATAATATTGCAACCTATTACGCGTACAAGTGCGGCAAGTGGTATTAAACGCACATTATGGCTTCCTGCTATAACTCAAGAACAAACACAACAACTTGAACAAGGAAAACATATTCAGGAAGTACTTACAAATTATACAGATGATGAAAGAGAGTTTGTCATGACTGGAATTACTTCCGATGAATGGGATGAACTTTTCAAAGAAGACGAATAATGGACAGAAAGAACCTTTTTCTATTACTCTTATCCATTGGCTTGTTAATACTTAGCTTTATGGTTGAGCAAACTCTTTTGACATGAGAAGTAAAGGAAATCATAAGTTAATGCGAGTGACTTTTTCTCAAGCTAAAAAGTATCATCCCGAATTTAGCCCTCGAATAAACGAACTAATACAAAGCGGGAATGTGAAAGTGTATAATTCAATGGCAGATTTTAAAAATAGACGAAATGACACGTAGACAAGCCAAAATATTCGCAAAGATTCATTCATATGTAACATTAAGTATGATTGATTCTTTTGCGTTCATGCCAACAATGGGTAAAACAGAAAGTCCTATACCTGAAAAAGATCAAGACAAAATGATAGAAGAAATTAAAAATTTGGCTGAAAAAATAAGAGGTGGCTTGCCTGAATTTGCAGATTCAATAACAATATACAATTTTGTTATTAAGCATTTTTAGGCAAAAAAATAACCCTCATTATCGCAACGGGGGTTATTCATCGTCGAACTTAAATTACTTAAAATGAAACTTGCATCGAGTGATGCTAATTCAGATAAGACTATTTAAGTCACAAAAGTAGTAAACAAAAGTTAGAAACCAAATAGATAAAAAAAATGACAATCGAAATTAAGTTAAACGACAATGAATACGCGATATCAGTTGATGGAAATTGCTTCACAGCGATTAAATACGGAGTCAATGAAACCAAAGACAGCAAAAACTTTGGCGAAAAGACTTCAAAGGATTTAGGATACTTCAATAAATTGTCTAATGCGTGTTTGCGGCTCTGTAGAGAGGAAATAGCGCAATCGGACGATATAGTAGGTCTAAAAGAATTTGCCTCGCGTATAGAGGCTATTAACAAGCAATTATTAGATCAACTTGAAAGCGTAAATGTATGATAGTCGATTACAACAAGGACAAGCGAGTACGCATCACAAAACCAGGCATCTTTGATAATGCCATTGGCACGATAAAAAGTATCAAAGTTGAAGTTGATCTTGGGTCACAAGGTTTGTGGAGTTTCAAACATGATGAAATGGAACTTGTTCAAGCTGGTTTTAAAGAAGTGCTTACCAAAAGCGATAAGCAAGAAATTAAAGACGCTGCCGATAAAGTCAAACCAATTGTCGAAAAGATTGTGAAACGCGCGTATACTAAGCGTGAACCAAAAGCAAGTGATAAACCGAAGCAAAAAAGGGCGTATAATAAAAAGGCAAAATCATGAGAGAAATAAAGTTTCGTGGAAGGTCAACTTCTACAAATGATTGGATATTCGGTTATCTGATTGTAATAGATAACAAATACTTCATATTTCAACAGAACGCCACTATAAAATGTATTGGTCGTTACGGAGATGATAATTTTGGTGAAATATCACAATCCGGTCAAGATTACATAACACAAGTACATTCAGATAGCATAGGGCAATACACTGGACTCAAAGACAAAAACTGGATTGAAATTTATGAGGGTGATATAGTTAAATGTGATCACATTCAAGGTTATTCTTGGGAGAAATCATACACCGATATAGGAGTTATCGAATTTTCAAAAGGTGGCTTTGCTTTAAAATGCAAAGCAAAGGGTAAAGAAAATGCAAAAGATATTTCAAAAAGGTATTTCTTTCTGAATTTTAAAGATGATAGAATTTTTGAATCAATTGGAAATATCTATGAAAACCCTGAACTTTTACCTTAATTTTCAGTAAATTTAAACATAGCAACGAACTTAAATAAGATTAAAATGAGTACAGAACTTGAATTATCAAATGATAATAAATTACCTACATTATCAGAATTACATCATGCGCCTGCGGTAGCTTTCAAAAACGATCAACTTAATTTATTATTAAATCAGGAAGTTCCTAAAAAATGGATTAAATATCATCCAACTGCAAAAATAAAAGATGATAAAGGCAATTATGTACCATTACCATACATCCCGATTGATAAGATTGAATTTCTTTTAACAAAGATTTTTCAAGATTGGGAAGTCGAAATAGTAAGAGAGGGTGTTATGTTTCAATCGGTATATGTTACGGTTAAATTAATAGTAACTAATCCAATTACTGGGCTTAAAAAAACACAATATGGGATAGGTGCGTGTCCTGTACAAACAGATAGTGGAGAATCAGCTGCAAATTTAGCTGCTATAAAATCAAATGCTGTACAGCTTGCTTTACCAGCTGCCGAAAGTTACGCTATAAAGGATGCAGCAGAAAAATTCGGCAAACTATTTGGGAAAGATTTATCAAGGCGTGACACAATACCATTTATGGCATCATACATGGATAAAAAGAAAGCCAAATTCAAAAATGAAAAAGTTGAAATAACATCTAAAGCCGACCTTTTGAAAGCTTATGCCCAACAGCAAATAACTACAGAAGAATACAACGAACTTTTAACTCAATTCCCTGATAGCCTAAACTAATGAAATACCCAATTAAAATAAGCCAGTCTTTAATTAATGATTTGTTTTTGACAGAAAGCGATCAAGAAAAAGACAAAGTAAAACCTCAATGGTGCCCGCGCTATCTTAAATTTAAATACGTTGACCATAAACAAACAAAACCCACAGCAGCAATGCAATTAGGGTCATATTTTGAATGGCATCTTTTGGGTAAAGTACGCGACAACGTACAGCCATTTTTACCGCGTATAGGCATTAAAGACCTTAGACCTGTAAAATCATCAGGTAAAGAAGAAATGATTGATTACATATCAGATAAACAAGGCGAGGACAGACATTTGCTATCGGCTTTAACAAAAGAGGGACTTTATAAGCTGATTCAAAAAATGCCGGAAGATTTATCTAAAGGATCAGCGTCACAAATTCAACTTGATCTTGACCAAATAATCTTAATAGCAAAGCAGGTTTTAAAACTAAAAGGCTTAGATGTTGAAAAAGGTGATAAGCAGGTTAAAATTGAAACCGATGAAGAAATAGGGCATTTGGATTGGGTGACAAACGATTTGATAGAACAGGCTAAAATTGCTTTATACGATGTGAAATACACCGAAACAAAAGCGGATGATTGGCGTAATGGATGGGCGGACGTCGAAAATAAGGATAGTGCTAAAATCCAGGCAGCACATTACACCTATCTTTATCATGAAGCAACAGGAGAATGGGCACCATTTTACTTTTTAATTTTTGGTAAAGGCGGATGGATCAAAATAATGAAGATGACTTTAACACCTGATGGCCTTACATTCCACAAATTAGCCATTGAACAAGCTAAAGACATTCTAAGCAAGTTTGTTAAAAGCAAATGGAAAGCACGTCCTGAATACAATAGATGTTTGGCTTGTGACTTCTATGAGATTTGTGACCAAAAAGCAATACTACCTGAAATACAAGAAATTTATATCTAACTTCACACCATCGAACTTAATATGGAATACGCACACAAAACAAGTAACTGCATAGTTGGACGTGAATATTTAGTTGCTGTTGCCACATCGAAAGATAGATACAGCGGTAAGCTTTATGAAACTCCGGTTTTCCCTTTGCTGCATTCAGATCCAACGTTCTCATTAGGATATAAACATTATCACATTGATTCACGGTTTATTTCAGTAGGTAAAGAAGGAGATTGGAGAATAAAATCTAATGGTGAAGTCGGGTATCCAATATGGGTAAATCATGATGGAGCTGATCCATTTGTGAGTATAGAATTTAAACCTTTAAAATGCATAAGAAAAATAACCTATTTGAAACAACCTGAATCTACAGGAAAGTTTGAAAAGGCTTATTGGGATTGGTACGAATCAATGATAGGTAAATCTTGTGCTGGCAAAAAATGTCCTCATTATGGGGCAACAATGATTTTAGCAAGAGGTAAATTAATTTGTCCAATGCATTCATTACATGCTGATCCAATAACAGAAAAAATAGTTAAACCATATTGATCGAACTTTAAATTAACTTAAAATGTCAAGAGTAAGAAGCGCGAATGAGAAATCTATCGAAAAGACGATTAACTTTTTGTATGATTTAAAATTCAGAGTTGATCGGTCAAATAATACCGAAAGCACTTATTTGCAAGAAAAGTATAACATATCAAAAAGCACATTTTCAGTCGTCAAAAAACTCAAAATAGTTACCTCAGAAAATGGTAAGTTTATTTGGTCAAAAGGAGAACCAAACCGAGAAATGGCCTTGTTAATACTTGAAAAACTTCGCGTTCGTCAACAGAAAACGGCAGAGCCTATTAAATTGCCTGGATTTGAGGATAATATAGCCCGTATAGAGAGTTTATTGACAGAGATAAGGGATAACGCCAAAATTCAACAAGTGCTTTCTAATGGCTTAAAAACACGTGAAAAACCACAAAGCCTTTTTGTTGAACAGGAAACTAAAGAGGCGACACGAATTAAAATACTTTGCGCTATGGCAAGTGGTGCTTATGGGTCTATTAAATTATTTCATGCTACAGATGAAGATGAGTTTGATAAAATAAATAATAAACTAATCATAGCATCAACAAATCTTTTAAATAAATTTTATTCAAAATGAAAAATAAAAAAAACATTCCACCACCGCCGAAGCCACCCGAAAACAGAATAATTCGAGAAGGTAAACAACCTAAACCGCCAAAATCTTTTAATTCAAAATAATTATTCACCTTTAAATAAAAAACAACAGAATGGAATCAAAAATCAAAAAAAACATCAAAGCCGTTTATTTCATGGGAGAAAAGACAAAAGTATTATTCCGTGAACGATTTAAACCGCGTGATCACAATGAAGTAGTAAATGAGGAAACACCTCGTAAAAGCGATTTTGCACGTCATAGGCATTTTAATGATGCTATGGCTGTAATGGCGGTTCATTTACTTGTAAGGCTTGGTTTAACTGAACCTACTGATAGAATGGGTCAACTCATTACACTTGAAAATAACGCCTTCTTTACAGACAACATTTATCTTGACGATAAGCGTTATAAAAACGTTGAGATAACATCTGTTCAAATAACCACAAAAGACGATGCCAGCAGCTTTAAAATATTCGGCATACTAACCACACCGGATGGAATGAAGCAAAAAATAAATTGCCCTTCATTTTCAACCTTAAAAGCAACAGATGACAGTTGGAACTATCCACTTATCGACTTCGCACAAATTCATTTAGAAACACTCTTGATTGAAGCATTGGAATGGATACATTACAAGTCGGATCAATACAAAATACCTTTTGAAGAAGTTGAAAACGGAAAATTTAAATCTGCAATCCCATCAGTTGAAACTATAGCAGAAAAACCAAAAGGTAAAAAGAAAACACAACCTGTTACAACTGAATAAAAACCGGGACAATGGATTTATTTAACAAACCTGAATTATCAAGAAAGCAAAAGCTTGTAAAGTCAAGAAAAGCAACAACCGATCTTACAGCGTGGGCAATTGACTATCTTAATAATTCAGGTTGTTTTGTTGCATGGAGGCAAAATAATATTCCTTCAACTCGTTCTGAAACCGTTGTTAAAGCAGACGGCACAAAAGAAACAAAGTTTCATTTCAAAAAGAATCAGATAACCTTTAAACTTTTGGATATAGCAGCTATACAATGCGATACAGGTCGTTATTTTGAATTAGAGGTAAAAACGGGTGCAGACAAGCTTTCACCAGGTCAGATTGAGCGAATAAAGCAAATAAAAGCTGCCAACGGAATAGCTTTTGCCTTTTCAGATAAAGAAACTTTCCTTTTGCAAATAGAGCCTTACATGATTTACAAACAAGCATTTTAAACCTCAATAAATGAAAGTATTAATCTGTTGTGGAATATCATTGATGTGTGGTGGATTTGGTGAAATTATAAATATTATCACCCCACACGAAAACTTAATTTTAAAGATTTTTTGGTGTATTGCATCCAGTGTTTTTTTATTAATTGGATATGCAAATCGTAAATCATAACTATTAACCTTAATAACAATGAGAGAATTTGAAGACGTAACAGTTAATTTTAACACGGCTCGCGAGCGTGATAAATATCATGCGGAGTTAGAAGCAGAACAAAATCCCATAGAAGAACCAACAAGCGTTATTAAACATCGAAAGCCAAAAGATTTACCTGTTAAATTTGGCCTTATAAAAGATAAGATTATAACTTATAGGTGATGGATGAGAATGTTTACTTCGGGCTTAATGGTATCCGTAAAAAGCCATCAAACCTAATTATAGCCTCTGTGATAGAAGATGTTGTAAATAACAACTATGTACACTTCGATGATTTATCTTATCGATACGGGCTTAAAACAGACGAAATAAACGCTCTTATTGAAAAAGTATTTCCAAAGCATCCAAAAAAACCTGTTGTTATTGTGAGGCAATCGGCTGTTTAAAATTTGAAAATTGAAAAGTATTTTGTTATAATTGTAAACATATTCAAGTATATAAATGTAGAAGTAAGGAGCTGCAATTATATACTAAACATACATTAACAATGTAAAACTGCCCCGGTCGTACTCCTTACTACGCCGGGGTTTGTTATTTTATGTAACTTCTATAAATGGCTTTACGCGATCAACCTTACTTACCATTATACATTCAGGATTTTATGACTGATGAAAAATTAATGGAATGCTCAGCCTCGACAACTGGAGTGTACATTAGATTAATGTGCATTATGCATAAATCAGAGCAATATGGAACAATTTTGCTTAAGCAAAAATTCAAGCAAACAACAAAGCAAATAAATAATTTTGCTTCACAACTTGCTAAGTTTATGCCATATGATTTCAATTGTATTTTATCTGCATTAAGTGAATTGGTAGATGAAAAAGTATTGAATATTGAGGGTGATTTTCTTATTCAAAAACGAATGGTAAAAGACGCTTTAATTAGTGAAAAACGCGCAAAAGCCGGTAAAAAAGGCGGTGAAGAAACTCAAAAATCAATACCTAAAAACAAGAAAAAATTTGCTAAAGCAAAAGTTGAAGCAAAACCTGAAATTGAAATTGATAATGAAATTGCAACTGAATTGTTTATAAATAAAGAAGAAAGCGAAATAAAAAAAATATTTGATAGATGGTTGAAATATAAAAAAGATCGTGGCGAGAGTTACAAATCGGATGACAGTAAAAATACAGCATTACAAAAGCTTATTAAATTCAGTAACAAAGATCCTGTTAAAGCATTTGAAATAATTGATAGTGCCATAGGTAATAATTACTCCGGGTTCTTTCAACTTAAAACAGGTTCTATAAATCAAGAGCCTATCAGTAAATCAGAAATTGCAATAAATAGTCATAAAAACTACATGGAAAAAAGATATGGAAACGGGAATCATTAAACAACAAAATGATAATTCTGAAAATTCGATTATCAAAAAAGCTTTATTAGCTACACAAATTAAACATGCTTTACCTTATGAAATTGATGGAGCTATAAATAATGCCATTGAAAAGGCTATATTTTTTTTAGGGCTTAAAATAAGTGAACAGGATAGAACATCGATTAAGGTTATAATATTCGATGATATTAAAAAACATTTTCCAGGCTTAACGATTGCTGAAATTGGTATAGCTATAGAAAACGGATCAAAAGCAAAATACGGTGAAGTGTTCGGGCTTGCACCTAAAGATGTGTTTCATTGGCTTACAGAATATTCAGCATCACAAGATAGAATAGAGGCTAAAGTTCAGATTGAAAAAGAATCACAAAAACCAACTGAACCTACCGACGAACAAAAAGCACAAATAGCGTGGAACAATCTTGTTTTGGCATGGCGTTTTTTCAAAGAAAACGGTTATTACAACGATTACGGTAATTCAGTTTACAACACACTCGATGCAAACGGAAAGATTAACTTCACAAAAGATCAGAAACTTGAATTTAAGGCTCAGGCTTTATCCAATTTAGAAAAACAACATAACCCTTTACAATACATGGGAAACGTTGTTAAAATCAACGAGGCACGTTCCATATTGGATGAAATAAGAAGTTCAGATCAAAGTACCAGGTTAGTAGCTGAATGCAAAAGAATCGCTTTGAATAAGTTTTTTAAAGATTTGGCAGATGTTGAAATGGAAATTGAAGATATGTTTGAGCTTTTACCTAATTTAAATATAGAGATATGAAAACTGATAAAGAAGAAGTTGAAAAAGATGGTTTATTGGCTCAAAAAGAACTATCTGTTTTATTTACTATTGACGGTAAAACAGTTAGTTTGATTGAAGCACTTCGGGCAAAAGGTTTTACTAATGAACAATGTACTATTGTAGGACGGTTTATGCGTTGTTATCAATGGTATGGTTTTTCTCAGGGTGAAAATTATATAAAATCACAATTCAAAGCACTTTTTGATATTTAAGTTATCACACGAATTATGAATGATATAAAATTAAATTGTCTTGTTGCTTGTGAGGAAAGCCAGGAAGTAACTGAACAAATAATGATGTTAGGTCATAAATGTATGTCTTGTGATATTGAACATAAGGGAGCAAAGGGATTACCACATTACAAAGGTGATGTAAGGGATTTACTTCATGAAAGATATGATTTAGTTGTATTTCATCCGGTTTGTAAGTTCATAGCAAATTCCGGTGTTAGATGGCTTTATAATCCAGATGGACGCCAAAATACAAGACGTTGGATGAGTTTAATTGACGCAATGATATTTTTTAATTTAAGACACGAATTTAATTCTGATTATGTGGTAACCGAAAATCCTATACCACATAAATATGCAGTTAATGGCATAGCAGATAAAATAGGAATAGGAAAATATAATCAATGTTTTCAGCCGTGGCATTTTGGGCATCAAAAAATGAAAGCAACTTGCTTGTGGTTGAAAAACCTGCCAAAATTAAAACCAACAAACATTGTCGGGCCACCCCCAAAGGATAAAGCGGAGCGAGTAAAATGGCAGGATGTTTGGATGGCATCACCTGGACCTGATCGCGAAAGATTGAGAAGCATTACCTATACCGGCATAGCAGAGGCAATAGCAAAACAATATACTGAATTTATTATTCATAGTCGTTCAGCCAGTTTGAACCTGACTACACCGATACAAAACATAACATATAGAGATCAATTAACATTGTTTTAAAACCAATCAATTTTGATTTGGCATAATATTAGCTATATTTGTGTGATGCAAACGAAATGGAAACCCTGCGTACATATCTGTACTCTCTTAAAGAGGGCGAAGACGGCACATTAAGGCTGTCTATTGATCTTGGCATGTACATTCAGTCAGATACAGGGGATTCTATCCAATTATATTTACCACAAGGGCCTGCAACATTACCAAAGAGATCGTATTTAAATACAGACAAAATATTCGATAACGGTAAGGTTTATTTCTACGTTTGCAACAAGCAAGTTAACCGGGAATACATATTTCAAAAGTTATTACAATACAGGATCAATAAATTTGAAACATACGTTAACTATTTTGAATCAAAAATAAATCTGTACAAAAAAGAATTAAACGCGGTAAAGCTTAAAGCAGCGTAAAATATAAAGCGTGGTTATAATCGAAATTCCACACATTAGTATGGGAGAATCAAAAGATAGATTATAGGACGCTTTTTTTAACACACACTTGCAGCTAAGTATAAAAAGCCAGTTGTGCTGTCACGCAACAATTAGCCTCTTTTTACGGGAGGCTTTTTTATTTTAAAATATTTTATCAATTTATTTTGATTTCAATTTATTTTGACTACATTTGTTTATCGAATTTAAAGAACTCAAAAAATGGAAACTCAAAACACACAAGAAATCGAAGTTTGGAAAGTAGAACTTAACAGCGAAGATGTTGTAATAGTTGACTACACCGTTTACGAAGCTGATACCAAGTCAGATGTTAGCTTTCATCAGATTGCCTTTGCAACGCTTTTAAAACACGTAAGAGACAACCAAATGAACTTGCAGTATATTTACTCACCCGACGAGTTAACAGAGCTTGACGCGGATATTTTCACACGCGAAAACTTGCATGTAGTAGTGAAAGATTACCTGACCGAAAATTTGAAATAAGATGCAACAATTAACAACATGGGATATTCCTATCGGCGGCATAATTAGCACCGATGGGAGGCTATTCAAATTCATTAAGATAAAACGCGAGCGTAAACCAAGGATAGGAACTGTTCCTGTTCAATATTTCGTAAGCCAAGATTCAGATAAAAAGAAAATGTGCTTTATCTACGGCGTAAACGTTGAATTAATCGGAAGTGTTTATTTTATCAAAAGCGAATTATGAAAGACCCAATAACCCAAGCAAAGAAAGCTATCAATAACCTGATAGATGTAATGAATAACAAGCCAAATTATTCATTTATTAAAGATGACCACATAGCGGAATTATGCGAATCAAACCGTATTCATGGTTTAAGTATGGCTATCGACGAAATACGAAGAACTTGCCTTAACGAATGGCCTACAAGCCTCGAAATGGCGACTTATGAGAAATACGATTTAACAGAACCTAAAACAGAATTACAATCATGAAAACAGAAATAAATAAAGATGTAGAAGCATTATTGGAATTAGGTAAACCTTTTGGAATATATACCGGTAACGATAATTATGGGAAGCCAAAAATATCATACTTGTTAAAATTAACAGAAATGTCTGATACAGAACTAAGAAAAGCATGTGAAAGCGATATTTGGCTTTCTGCTTATGCAGAAAATAATCCAAGATCAGATTATCATTGGATGTGTGATGCCTGTTATGATGAATGTAAAAGACGTGGTAAATCTGAAATATATTCACAAGCACATAAATATGTTTCTTCAAATGTATAACCAATATAATTAACTGACACCAAATAGCCCCGATAAAAAGGGGCTTTGGCAATTAAAAAGCAATCAATAATTATGAGCACAAAAATTACTACCGCATCTGTAAAAGTTATGCAGTCTTACAATTACTGTCATTTCGAAGCATCTATGTCATTGGAAAACGAAAACGGACTTGATACAATCGATATAGATATTGCCCGTAAAGACTGCCAAAGATTGACAGATAAAGCTGTTAAGCAGTTTATTCAAGCAAAACAGTTTGAGGCAAAAAGAGCCAATCTAATGAGCGAAAAAGCAATTTTGATACGTGAAGTTGCAAATATAAAGTCTATGCCTGAAAACACATGGTCTGTAACTGACAAGGCAAAAGTAAAGGCATTGGCGGATCACAATTGGGAATTGCAGTTTGATTATGAAGATGACTTTGATGACCAATATTAATAACAAAAATGTTCACAACTAAATTTAACATCATGGCTAAACAAAAAGACCCTCAAAAAGAATTTATAGAATCCCTCGAAGTTATCAATAAGAAACAGTTCTTAGAGAAAGATTGCGGCATCGTGGCTAACAACTCCAGGCTTCGCTTCATGACAAAAGAAGACTTCGTTTTTACAGAAGGTGACAAAGAACTCATCAAAGAAGGGCTTGAAAAACACCACGAAAAAATAGGCAAAGTTATTAACGGAGAGTTTTTGAAGACGAAAGAATAAAGTTGTAAATCAAATTATTTTGTCTTATCTTTATACACAACGAACTTAAATTTAACTTTTAATGAATTACGACGAATTTCTATTACAGAAGAAAAAATCTTTTGTCGAATCCGGTTTTGAAATTTCCATAGAAGATTTAAACCCATTATTATTTCCATTTCAAAAATTTTGCGTTCAAACTGCATTGAGGAAAGGTCGTTTCGCCTTATTTCAAGATTGTGGCCTTGGCAAGACTTTTCAACAATTAGAATGGGCTTATCAAATAGCAAAATATACTGGTGGTTCTGTTTTGCTTTTAGCACCGTTGGCCGTTGTGGGTCAAACCATAAAAGAGGCTGAAAGATTTGGTTATAACCTGATTGAGTATGATCCACATTTAATTGAGTTATGCAATCTTCATATAACCAATTATGAGCAACTTGAAAATATAGATTGTTCACGGTTTGAAGGTGTCGTTTTGGATGAAAGCTCAATCATTAAAAACTTTGATGGAGCAACCCGAAAACTGATAATTGAAAACTTCGCAAATTCTCCTTATAAATTAGCCTGTACTGCAACGCCAAGCCCAAACGACCCTATGGAGTTGGGTAATCATAGCGAGTTTTTAAACGTTATGAGCTACAATGAAATGCTTGCCATGTACTTTGTTCATGACGGTGGAGATACGGCTAAATGGCGTTTAAAAGGGCATGCAAAGGAACGTTTTTATGAATGGGTATCGGAATGGGCAATAATGCTTTCAAATCCTGCTGACATAGGTTTTAAAATGGATGGGTATAATTTGCCGTCACTTAATTTGGTTGAACACAAAATAAAAACCGAAAGTAGAGAAAACGGACAATTGTTTAATGACGTTGCCGTGTCAGCTACAAATTTCAATACTGAATTAAGGCTTACAAAAATAGAAAGGTTAGATCAGGTCGCAGATATTGTAAATAACTCTAATGAAACTTTTATCATTTGGATAAAGCAAAATGAAGAAGGTGAGTATTTACGTAAACTGATACCTGGAATTGTAGAAGTAAAAGGGTCTGACAGCAATGAATATAAAAAAAATAAGCTATTGGGTTTTGCAAATGGAGACTTTCGCATACTGCTAACAAAAGTAAAAATAGCTGCAATGGGGATGAATTACCAAAATTGCCATAATCAGATCTTCGCTTCGTTGGACTTTAGCTTTGAGGGGTTATATCAAGGTATTAGGCGTTCTTATCGCTTCGGTCAGGCTCATCCGGTAAACATTTATCTGATTACAACAGATACAATGACCAACGTTATACAATCAATTTATAATAAACAAAAACAATTTGAACACATGCAACAAGCAATGGCTAAAGCGGTAATGAAAAACATAAAAAGCGAAGTTAAAGAAATTGACCAACGCGAAGTTAAAACTGTAACAGGTAATAATTTTGAATTGTATTTGGGTGACAGCGTAAAAACAATTAAGAATGTACCCGATGAAAGTATCGGTTTTAGCATATTTTCACCTCCATTTGCTGAATTATATACTTATTCAAGTGAACTTGAAGATATGGGTAACTCAAAAGACTACAATGAGTTTTTATTTGCCTTTAAATTCATTGTTGAAGACTTATACAGGATACTTTGGTCTGGTCGTAATGTTGCGGTTCATTGCATGGATTTGCCTATTCAAAAAGGCAAAGAAGGATATATCGGGTTACGTGACTTTTCAGGTATGATATTACAGGCATTTACTGAAGTTGGATTTATCTATCATTCACGGGTTACAATATGGAAAAACCCTGTTACCGAAATGACACGTACAAAAGCATTAGGGTTACTTCATAAACAGATTAAAAAAGATGCTGCAATGTCGCGTGTCGGAATACCTGAATATTTGATGGTATTTCGTAAACCAGGCGATCACAATAACCCCGTTACACACCAAGACACACATCCTGATAAACCCGGATATTTACCGGTTGATTTATGGCAAAAAATAGCATCTCCAGTTTGGATGGATATTGATTTTGGCAATACTTTAAACTTAAAAGGTGCAAGAGATGAGAAAGACGAAAAGCACATTTGCCCTTTGAGCTTAGATACTATAGAAAGATCAATTCATTTATGGACAAATAAAGGCGATACCATTTATACGCCGTTTGCCGGCATCGGGTCAGAACTTTTTCAGGCTATAAAAATGGAACGTAAAGCCATAGGTGGTGAACTAAAAACATCATACTTTGATTTAGCAGTTAAAAATTGTTTGAATGCTGAAATCGGCAAAACTCAACATTTATTATTTTAAATTTAACTCTCATGGAACTGATAGTAATAGGTATTATGGTTTGTATATTTTGGGAACAATTCTCAGGCGAAAACTTTGAGGATGACAGTTGCGATAATTGGATGAAAAATGAAAAATAGTAAAAACACTAAACCGCTTGATAATAAATTTCATCAAGGTAAAGGAACTGGTCGTCACATTGCACAATTTGTTTTAGACCCTAATGAAAAATGATTAAATCATGAAAATAGTAAAAGACGACAAAAACCAAGATCAGATGGCTATAAAAGCAAAAGTTTCTATAAGCCATACAGCGGTATTTGAAGATGCCATTATCTATATTTCAGTAGATGAATTTAGAGAATGTGTTGCTGAAGCGTTAGGTGCAAAAATAGCTGACGGCAAAACAAATCCATTTTTTAAAATTGATGGTGTTAAAGGAACTCCAAGATGATTAAGCCAAAAATAAAGCGTGGTACTGCTCACAATTATAACGGACAAACAGTCTTTGTTGAAATAGATAAAGGCAGTGAAGTTTTAGTTTGTGACAACGAATTAAGAAGGCTTGAAGATAATTATTTCACCGTCAAAAAATCGGAGTTAAAACCTATTACTAAAACACGAACTGGAATTGTTTCAAAGCCTAAAAAACTAACCGATCAAGAAAAGGCAAAACAAGGCGATATAAACGACTTTTTTGATAAGATGGCCGAATGTATGCCTTACAACTGTCAAGGTTGCCAAAAGCCTTTATATGCCTTTACAAAGAAGATGAAACGATGTGTTACAGCACACGTTTTGCCAAAGGCTGTTTTTGAAAGTGTAGCAACCGAACCTGATAATATTTTGTTCTTAGGGACGTCACTTTTAGGAGTTTGCACATGCCATAATTCTTGGGACGACAAAGGCGCAGAAGATCGGGCAAAGCTGCCTTTTTATAATTTGGCACTTGAAAGATTTGAAAAGTTTAAACATCTGCTCACCGACAAAGAATTAATTCAAGCTTATAAATACTTAAACATAAAATCATGAATTACAAAAAAGAAGTTAACGATTTTGAAAAAGCCTTAGGTTTAGATAAATCACAGATTACAAGGTTGAAAAATGCTATATCAAAAGCATACGATCAAAGTTGGCATAAAGATGGGCCAAATATAGATCAGATTAACGCATTTGTAGCCCCTTATATTAAAACACAGGAAGAAGCATTTTTTGTGGCCACTACTGTTGTAAGTGAGGTAATGAATGCAATATTTGAATATAATAAAACCCTAAACTAATGAACCGAAAAATAATACTATACACAATTTACGCGATATTTTTAATCGCTATTCCGATCAATCTTTTTTTCTTTAAAAAGTGGTTGGATTTTGAGAAGGCACAAATGAGAAAAGAACTTAAACGTAATCAAAAATGATAACCGACGAAAAATTCAAAGAATATATTTGTAAAATAAGTGACCAATATGAAGCATTAAAAGACCTTGCTGTTAAACATTGTGACGCAAACGGCATGATGGAGTTTTACGGTAAATTAGCCGAATTTAGAGATACGGCCTGTATTGCTTTACGGGATTCACACACCACTAAAAACCCTCAAAATAATTAAACATGAAAAAATCAATTCTTACTACTCTTATTGCGTTTGCATCACTGGCAGCATTTTCACAAGAAAAAAAGCCATTTAAGGTTTATTACATTCCTTTTACTGAGCAACAATATTTATCACTCCAAAAGCAAATTATTCACGCTGACAGCCTATTAAGTGGATCAGAGGCGAAATCAAAAGATGTTTCTCCTGCACGTGACATAATGAATAATGTTTTATCGGCCTTTCAACAATCTTACATCAGAAAAGACACTTTACAACTTCAACCCGCTAAAAATGAAAAGTCCAAAAACTAAGATAAAAGGAAATTTAGAAGATCTTAAACCGGCACTCCAAAGCTTAAAAAGTTTGATGGAAACAACCGAAAATTTAAATCCAGGTAAAGTAGATCAATACGAACTACAGGAACTTGACCTTCAAAACATCCGCGAAAAAGGCATAAGTAACAATTAATCAAAAAAAGTTGAATTATTTTAACTTTTGCTATTGCATAATCAAAAATAATTGTTACATTTGAATATCGAAACTTAAATATTAAAAAATGAAAACTTCTACACAAGCCCCTATTATTCCACAAGGATATACAGGAAATGACTTTAACAAGTGGATAAAGCAATTAAACGAGCAAATCGACAAGATAAAAGGCACAGATGTTGCCAAAAGACTAAAGAGGTAGTAAACCCATAAAATAGATAAAAGACAATGAGCAAAGATTACATTCAAATAACGGTCGAAGAATGGCTGAAACATCAAGGTTTTTCAAACGATGTGATTTCGCATCCCCATGCTGGTGAACAATATGTGCAAACTGTTTCTGACGCGCTTAAGCAATTTGCAAAACTGGTAATTGACCAAACTGTACAAAATTGTCAAGCGCATTGCGACACTGAAATTGATACCGATGGCGTGGTAATTAATACTTACAGACAATTTGGATTTTGACCATCCTACGCGGTAGATGGTCTTTGTAGGTGAAAAAAAGATTGAAAAGATATGGAACAATACACGGCATTAAGAGTCGATAATGGAAAACGAGTGGCAGGATATTATGTATTCTGTCGTGGTCGTCATTATATTTTAGAAGATTATAGCAATAACGGGTATGACGATCGTTGGGAAACTTCTGATTGGATTGAGGTAGAGGGCGAAAGTGTAATGAATTTCCGAGTGAAAGAACTTGAGTTAGTTTTAGCTAAAATTCGTGATGGAGTTCTTGTTAATTATAAAAAGGATAACAGTTGGTACAATATGGCTTATAATGCTCTATTAAAAACCAAAAATTAACCCTCCCCCTTTTTTTATCAGGTAGGGGTAGAAAGGGAAGAAGAAAAATAAAAAAGATTATGAAAACCACACATCGAATAGCCGCAGAAAAATTCATTGAAGGGTATGATAAAGAGTACCATTTCAGTATTAATGATTTAGGTAATGACGGGTGTAAGTTGACCGGCACGTACGCCATAAATCAATACCGGGACGATGAAATTACTTTTAGAGTAAGAGAGGGTGAAATATATCATCAATACATAAAATCCCGAAAGACCAAGAAAGGCGAAACCATGGCAAAATACGATACAATTACCGGAGAGTTACTTAAATAACTATCAATGGAAACAATAAAACTTGAAGAACTCGCACCATATTTGCCGTATAATTTAATGTTCACATTCGGGACTACTGGCAATTGTGTAATACTTGAAATGCAAGGATTGGCACAGGGTGAAATTAATAACAGCTATCATTGGTGGAAAATTGAAACCAATGATATAAAGCCATTGCTAAGGCCATTGTCCGACATGATGCTACCTGAACATATTTTGGGAATCGGTAAAATTGAATGGAATACTGAATCGGATAACGCGGCCTATACATTGAAGCAATACCAATATTTATACTCACATCATTTCGATTTAAATAAATTAATCGACCGCGGCTTAGCTCTCTCACTACACTTTATTAAACAGGAAGGAAGATGATAAAAGCAGAAGAATTAAAAATTGGGAATCTATTAAATTGGAATACCCAAAATAAACATGGGAATGTTATTATAAGGCTTATAGACGGGTTAGATTTATATAAATGGCAAATTGATCCTGAATATTCAAAAGATTATTCGCCTATCCCATTGACACCTGAAATACTGGAGAAAGCGGGATTTTTAGAAGCTCCAAAAGATGATCCTTACGGTTTTTGGCTATACGACATTGGCCAATCTCACAAGATTCGAATTATGCAGGATGAGTTCAAGCAATGGGTTTGGAACAATCAAGGCTTTATAGTACCTATACCTTTTGCTCACACTTTACAGAATTTAATTTTCTCCCTCACCAATAGCGAACTAACAATAAATATTTGAAAAGATGAAAATAGAAACGAAGCTTAATATTTCGGACGATGCATACTTCATAACGCTTAACAAAGTATGGCAATCAACCATTGAACGCATTGTTATAAATGTAGACGGTATGGGTAATTATAGAACTACCTATTGGGTTCTTAAAAATCCGGCAGGATCGCAATACACGACCGCCTTTGATGAAAGCGAAATCTTTCATACTAAAGAACAATTATTGGCAACCCTCTAATTACAATAAGATAATGGAAACAAAAAAATTTACATCGGGCCCGTGGAGGCTTGACGAAAGCAGTTTTTTATTGAAAGTAGTATCAGATGACCCTTTTGATATAATTGTAGGTAGTGTCGGACACGAAGACACTGTTGAATCTGAAATGAAAGCCAATGCCAAACTAATAGCCGCTGCACCTGAATTGTACGAAGCCTGCCAAGCCGCTTTAACTGAACTTCAGCAATACATACCTGTAACGGATGTAAATGTTTTAAACAAAGTCACAAACGCTATTCGTAAAGCCACAACCTAAAGCAGAAAAGATGAAACACCTGAAAATTACAATCGATTTGCCTGTTGATGAAAAGCAATGGGCCTTAACAGACGATCAGGCTAAATACGCAGCTAAGGAAGCCCATAAAGCCGTTAGAAAAGCTTTGCTGCAATTTACACCTTATAGCGAGGACGATGTTACTTACGAGATCGAACTTTAATCCCCACCCTTCATACACTAAAGTAATAGAGAAAGATTATGAAAATAGCAAATTTTAAAGAACTGAAAGATTATCTGAACACGCGTTCGGATGAAGAACTCTTAAAAAACCCATTGGGTGTGCAGAGATGTGATGAATTTTATTATGACATTCCCCAAATATGGATTCTGAGCGAAGATTATTATCAAAGCGAAGAGGGTATTGAGCCTGTATCTGTTTTTGAAGGCGATCCTAACGACCCGGAAGATACAATAGATCAATTCACAATCTATCCTAAAGGGTACATTTTTTTTGACGCTACAGACTATCCCGTTTAACCCCCCTTTACCCAATAGCATACTTTAAAAATTAGCGATATGAAAACAGGAGCTTTATTAATTTCAGAAAAGAGAGAAAGTCATACCAAAAAAGGCTATGATTACAACCATGACAGCGGGCATACGCCTGAGCAGTTTATTAATGCGGCAACGGTCTACATGGGATTGTCACCTTATGCATGGCCTTTTGATAAAGCCAGTTTAAAGCTTTCAAACAAAATTGAAAACTTGTCTAATGCGGGTTCAATGATAGCTGCGGCAATTGATCTACTGCAAAGATATGAAGTAGGTAAAGAATACAAATCAGGAACATGTATGCAACCGGGAACATTCAGGGTTACAAAAATAAAAGTTAATAAAACCCATGTTGCTATTCATTTTGTCGGCACATCCGGCGATCTAAAGCCAGCTAAACAAAGCTTTATGCTTGGTAGTACTTTTGACTTATACGCAACTCCATTAGATCAATAACCTATGACCCCAACACCCATTTATAAAGACCATACAGGCAGGTGGAGACCTATTAATCCACATGATAAAATCATAGATACTCCCAATACAGGAGAAATAATAAATCATCAGTGGACTATATTTGAAGACAACTTTAAGTATTTCGAGTTCCAGAACTCCCCTGACACCAAACCCGGTGAAGTAGTTATGGCTTATTTGCAGTGGCAGTATACCAGAAAGGGAAAAGACGATTGGAGAAATTGCGATGACAGTGACAGGGATTTCTTTTCTGAATATGGGCACAGTTTCCGCCAAATTTGGATATTAGCCCCCTCACCAGAAGCAAGCCAGGGTAATGAAGTTAGGGGGAAGGAAAAACTTATAATTGGAGAAGATAATATCTGTCCAGTTACAAAACTACCTTGTAATGATGAGTGTTGCAGCCCGGATTCTGAATGCAATGTAAGCGGAAATTCTATTAGTGGCTCACCATCCACACAGTCAGACCGCATTACCGATACTGGGGTGAGTGCGGAGACAATAGAAGAATTATTAGTTGAGTTACAAGATGAGTTGCATTATCAGCAATACCCATCAGATGATAAAGTTCCTATATACAGTATCGAGCATTTGGAAGGTGACTACTTTCCGCTTCACATGGTTAAGACAGTTGCCGAAAGATACGCCACCCTAAAAGCCCAATCCATTATAGCTGACAAGGATAAGGAGATAGCTAATATGCTTGAAGTTTTTAAATGGCTGATGGGCTATTATGATTTCCCTGAACCGCCAACGGAAGGCAGACCGCGCTATTATTGGAGGCCACATCTACAAGCTAAGTTAAAAGAAATAGGAATTGATATACACGGTTGCCAATCACCCTTTCAACCACGAGAAACAGATACTGATAGTTTAAAAGAAAAGCCATAATGAAAGAACAAGAGATACTCGAAAATAATAAGCTCATAGATCAATTCATGACCAGCCGAACCCCTATTGAATTTGAAGAAGGTTTATATATGGGAAGGCTGCGAGGCTCATCGCCCAAGTATTATAATTATTACGATACAATTGCTATTAAAGACTTGCAGTATCACACCTCATGGGATTGGCTTATGCCAGTAGTTGAGAAGATAGAGGCAATGGGATGGGATACTGACATCTGTTTTAACAGCAATCTACATGCCTGTATAATTACCAAAAAGGGTGAAGAATGGGGGATTGATATAATAGATGACACCAAACTTTCAGCCACTTACCAAGCCGTAGTTGGCTTTATTAAACAAGTAACCACCCCTTAAGCCATTAATGATATGAGCGAGAAACCCGGCTACCAAGAGTTAGAGGTCATTAACTTAAAACTAACGGTTGATTACGCCCGATTAAAAGGTGAGTACATTGGTTCGCTAAAGGGCTTACTTTGGTGGGATTTGCCGAAAGAACTCAAAACTAAGATTGAGGCACAAATTAAAGAATTGGAAAGTGAGTAACATAACATCGGAATTGAAATTCAAATTAAAAACTTTAGCTTTGAGTGTATTTTAAAAATCAGTAAATCATGGACATAGCATCAAAAGACAATGCCTCATCAAATGCCACAAGTTTTGGCGAAAGTTTGAAAGCAAGTTTACACGGTAGAAGTTTCAATAATTCAACGGCTTCTGCAAAAGAAGATAGCATTGTAGATGCAGCAGTCACGCAAATGATAGCGGGTTTTTCGAGCATAGATTATTCAGCACCGGTTGTTATTCCACCAACGCCAATAAATCCAGGTGGAATAGTTTCAGCAGCAAAAACATACAACAATCAATCAGGATTAACAATCACAGGTTTATCTTTTGACGGCTCAAAAAAATCGGTTGATCTTTTGGTTTTAAATAACTGCACAAATTGCCATATAACCCTTTGCCGGTTCTCCAATACAAATGGTATATCAGTAAGGCTAAATAATTGCGTTAATTGCACGGTTGATTACTGTTTCTTCACAATGGTAAACTTTGGCGTTATGGCTACCAATTGCACAGGAACAAAAGTAAACTTCAATCAGGGGCTTAATCTTTGGGCACCTGTCAAATACAATAACAATTTCGCTCATTTTATCCAGTATGTTAATTGCAGTGGAGCAAATCAACAAGTAAACGATAACATATTTTTGTCAGAGAGGCATAGCAGTCCACGCCCACGATATAATCAGCATATTCCAAACAAGCGGAACATCTGCAAGCCATTTTCAAATTAAGCGGAATAAAATAAAAGGTGGACAGGTAGATGGTGGTTGGCCGAATGCAGGCGATACAGGCACCGGATTGACCGCCCCTGACGTTTCAGGAAGCTATTATGACATAACTGATAACATTTGCGTAAATAGTGGCGTAAACGGGCTAATAGGCGTTTGTACAGGATCAAATCTGTTGTATGATAATAACATTGTGGTTTGTGACGATAAAACCATGAAAGTAAGCTATGATGGCTTTACATTTACTGGCACAAAAACAAATACTGTAGTTTCCAATAATAGGGCAAGATGGATCAGGCCTGATGGAACATATTTAGGTTTATGGCTTGGTAAATCAGGTCAAACAACTCAATCAGGAGTGACTTTTACAAACAATAATTGGAACGATACTACATTAAATTCAAACATTATACCCGATAACATCATAAGTTATAAGTAAAGACCTTGTGTTTTGAGAGTTCGTAAAAACCGCTAAGGAGTAATATCTAAGGCGGTTTTTTATTTAAGTCAAATTATTTTGAAAAATAGTTGTAAAAACACTTGACAAATCAAAAATAATTGTTTACATTTGTTATGTATTAGCAATGTAGCTGATATTAAAAGCTTGACGGCAATGAAAACTTTAAACAACAATTACAATCTTAATGTAACATACAACGAAAATCAAGGTATTTGGACTGTTACAATTGGAACACGTAGTAAAACTGTATACAGCCTTGACGATGTATTACATCATATTACGGTTTACCAAACAGGTCTTAGTAACCTGCTTCAATAATTAACCCGTTTAAGCCCGTAAAGCTACGGGATAAACATCAAACCTCGCACTGTAACAAATGCGGGGCTTTGGTGGCAACGAACTTAAAGAAATAAAAAAATGAAAGCACTTACAAAAACTGAACTTAATATTAAAAAGTTCACAGATTCTTATAGAAAAAGAATCGATAAGCTTACAATCCTTATCAATAGCGGAGAAGGTACAAAAGACCAACACACATTAATGGTTCATAATAGAGCTGCGTATAAGGCTATGATTTCAGACTTAGAGTACGCTATGTTTTATAATATCAAAAAGGATGCTTTAATATTTCCTGACGGATATTTTGCATAAAAATCATAATTTTAAACATTCACAAATAAAACCATGAAAACAATAAAATTCAATCTCGCAATTTATTTGATACCAATAGCGGTGATACTTTTTGTAGCTATCGCAGCAATTGTGTTATCACATCATTCACAAGTGTTTTTAAATAGCTTGAAATGAGTTTTTACGATTTACCAAAAGTAAAAATAACCAAGCCAATTAAGGGGTTAAGAGGCATGAGTAAACCAACCGCTGAAAGAAAGTTTGCAGAAAAGTATGCTTTAAAAAAAAAGCTACAAGCCCAATTGAAAAAGTGTGAAGATGATTTAATGAAATATTATCTCACAATGACTAAATCATGACAACAGCAGAACTATTAACCGAACAGCAAAGATAAATTGCTGACCTATTAGAAATAAACCATGATGCTATTTCTCAATGCCAAAAATATAAGAAGCAAATAGATGAATTGCACATACTAATTAACTGGCAGAAAATCGAAATAAAAATGTTGGAGCAAAAACAGTTTGTTAAAACAGATAATTGAAATGAAAAATTGGATTGATATAAAAAATGAAATTCCAACTCATGAAAATATGGTTGAATTAATGGACTTAGCCGGTAATACAGGTATGGGTTACGCTGCTTATTTTCCTTTTACAACATATCAAAAGAATGGACTAAAGGGCCGCAATAATACTGTAATAGTTCCATGTGACCCGTATTTTGATGGATGGGTGATTTTATGTGATAATGGGCTAACAACCAATATAAAGGAAGATATAGTATTTTGGAGAGAAATTAAATAAAACACTAAAGCGGAGGTATAAATGAACTAAAAACCGTATTTTGTAAAAGTAGTTAGTAGAAAGCCCATCGGATTTATGCACCCGGTGGGCTTGTTTTTTGATCAAATTTTGAATTTTGATGTTTACTATGTAGTTTTGATATAGCAGAAATAAAGCAGAAATAAAATGCCATTTAAAAAAGGTGAGACTCCAATAGGTGCAAAAGTATTTCAACCGGGACAATCAGGAAACCCAAAAGGACGCGAAGTAGGAACTAAAACAAGGGCTACCGTAGCTAAAAAATGGCTTGAAACTGTTACCGATTGGACAAATCCAATTACAGGTGAATTTGAAAAGCTAACATTAGAAGATCAAATCACATTAGCCCAAATTAAAGCCGCACGTGAAGCCGAAACACCCCAAGCATATAAAGTTATCATGGATAGCAGATATGGCTTTCCAAAGCAGGAAATTGAGCATTCAGGCGAAGTAGAGATCGGGTTTGATATTGGCAAAATAAGTGATGACGATTTACAAACAATTCTGCAAATAACCCAAAAAGCAAAAATTGGAAACTAATATCATTTTAAACAAAGAGCAAATTTACACTGAAGCCTTCAAAAGAGGCTTTTTTGATTTCATAACTGTTTCTCAAAATGGCAAACATTTAAAACAGGAAGCGGCATTAAAAAAATTGACCGATGACGAAACATTTGATTTGTTATACGGTGGTGCTGCGGGTGGTGGTAAAAGCTTTTTAGGTTGCTGTTGGCTTTTGTTTATGTGCCTTTCGTGTCCAGGCACAACATGGTTTATAGGGCGTGAAGAACTAAAAAGGCTAAAGGATAGCACACTTTTGACATTCTTTAAAGTTTGCAAAGAATTTGGCATTACAAGTTATTCTTTCAATGGTCAAATGAATTACATTCAGTTTTTCAATGGTAGTAGAATTTCACTTTTAGATTTAAAGTTTCTGCCATCTGACCCGCTATATGAACGTTACGGATCAGTTGAATATACAGGCGGTTGGATAGAAGAAGCAGGAGAAGTGCATTTCGGGGCATTCGATACTTTGAAAACCCGTGTCGGTCGTAACTTAAATGACAAATACAATTTAGGACGCGGTAAAATATTCCTTACAGCCAATCCAAAAAAGAATTGGATTTATACGTACTACTATAAACCATCTGTAAACAATGAATTAGAGGTGGGGCGTGTTTTTATTCAAGCAAAGATAGTAGACAACCCATTTAAAGAAAGTGGCTATGAGGCCAATCTAAACGCTATTACAGACCCAATTACAAAAGCCAGATTACGAGATGGAAATTGGGAATACGACGATGATCCAACAGCATTATGCGAATATGATAGTATAATATCAATTTTCAAAAATAACCACGTTCAAAAAACAGGTAAAAAATATATAACTGCCGATATTGCACGATTTGGATCTGACAAAGCAAGAATAGCCGTATGGAATGGATGGGTTTTGGTAGAACATCAAGAATATGCAATTTCATCTACCGTTGAAATACAGAATTGTATTTTAGCTTTCAGGGTTAAATATGGCATACCGAATATGCAATGTGTAGCTGATGAAGACGGTGTAGGTGGTGGAGTAGTCGATAATTGTGAAATATTGGGATTTTTAAATAATTCAACCGCACTATTACCAATTGAAAGTGCTGAAAATCCACTAAGTAAAATTAAGGCTGAAAATTACGCAAATCTTCAAACGCAATGCATTTACGGGTTAGCATCTAAAATAAATAAAAATGAAATTTTTATAGAATGCGATTTGTCAGGCAATGAAAAAGAAGAAATAGCACTTGAACTTTCATGGATGAAAACCTATAAAGTAGATGACGAAAGAAAGCTCAGGATATTGCCAAAAGAAAAAGTAAAAGAGAATATTGGACATTCACCGGATTGGCGCGATTTACTAATGATGAGATACTACTTTGAATTGGACTATGTTATCTCATGGACTTGGTAATTTGTAAATTCGATAATTCAAATTATATTTACAGAAACATACAGAAATGGGATTAAAGGATTTTCTAGGATTAGCTTCGGTAGATGAACTTAAAAAGATACAGAACCGAAACACAGAGTTAGAAGCTGCTTTAACTTCATTATCTGCTTACAATACCACACTTTACGGGTGGCTGAATAACGGTCAACCTGTACAATTAGCCGACAACACATTTACCTACGTTCAGAATGGTTTCCAAATGAACGCGGATGTGTATACATGCGTTGATCTGATTCTGACAAAGCTATCTTTATGCGTTCCAACTGTATTCAGGGTTAAAAAGCAAAACAAAACATCGGTTCAAAAGTACCGCAATCTAATTCAATCAGGAACAAAAGAAGGCTTATACAAGGCTTTGCAAATTAAAGCCAAAACAATGGATGAGGTTTATTTTGCGCCAATTTCAGATTTGCTTAACACTCCGAACAGGTATCAAACCGGTATAGACTGGATGAAACATTTTTTCGGGTTTTATCTGTTAACAGGAAATACTTACAACTACTACAACGGTATAAACCTGTCAAATAAAAAATGGTCTGAAATGTATGTGTTGCCTGCACAATTTATGCAGATTATTTCAGGTGGGCCATTTGAGCCGATAAAAGGTTATCGTGTCATCAATCAGCGTTTCTTTGGTTCGGATATGTACGACTTTGACGCAACAACGGTAAGCCATACTAAAACATTTAACCCAAATTACAATAATTACGGATCACAGCTTTACGGACAATCCCCGTTAATGGCCTATCGTATGACCTTACAAAAAAATAAGGATAGCAGGGTAGAAGCCAATAAGCAAATAGTTAACGGTGGTGCAATGGGTTTCTTTTCGCCAAAAGACGGTAATGTAAAATGGACATCCGACCAGGCAATGGACTTTAAAGACCAAATAGCCAAAAAAAACCGTTACTCAGGTGGAGAGTTAATTGATCGTTTATTTGCCACACCGGCCGCAATTGATTACACACAGGTAGGCTTGCCAGTACAGGAGTTAATGCTTTTGGAGTCGATGAACTTCGATAGAAAAGACATTGCAAATGCCTATCACATTCCAATTACACTGCTAAATGATATGTCAGCGTCAACAGATAACAACGTTGCTGCGCACATGAGGCAATTTATTTACAACGTTATCATTCCGCTTTGCAACATAGGGTCTGACAGGCTAACACGTGATATTTGTCCGCCTTATTCAGATAATCAATACGATTATTTCATTCAATACGATGCATTGTCATTACCTGATATGCAGAATGATTTGAACATTGTAGCACAATGGATGGCTCAAAGTTGGTGGATAAGTGGAAATGAGAAACGTCAAGGTATGGGATTCGATGTACATCCTGATCCGCTAATGGATAAAATAATCGTGCCATCAAACATGATGCTATTAGATGATTTAGCCATAACTGATAATCAATTCACACTTGCAGGGGCAGAAGTAGTTAACAATGACAACAATTCAAACGGCAAGGTATAACAAACCGCAATATTTACGCGACTGGAAAAGGCTACATCATACGCTTGAGCAACAAGCCTACCCACATTTCAAACGTGCTTTAGATGAGCAATGTAAAAATGTGTCCCAATTCATAACGCATCATTCAGTTTCACAAGTTTCAAGTCACCTTTCTGTTTTAGTCACAGAGCAACCCATTAAAACGGCTTATTTAAGCGTGTATCAACGCGCAGGAGTAAGCGGAGCGACTTTTACATACAACAATATAGAAAAGATGGTGAAAGGCTCTAAAGCCTTAGAATTGGCTCAAAAAGACGTGCCATCATTCTTTAGTGAAAAGTGGCGTAAATTAATGAGCTTATTCTTTCACACACAAGGGGCTGAACGTGTCACAAGCGTAACGGATACCACAAGGGAAAGGATTCAGCAACTTTTGGATGATTCACAAGATTTGCCAACGTCACAACAGGCAACTTTCATTCAAGAAAAATTGGATTCACCAGAATTTAATCGAAACAGGGCTTTGGTAATAGCGAGAACAGAAACTACAACAAGTGCGAATTACGGTGCTTTTTTAGGTGGTATGGATTCGGATTATGAAGTTTCAAAACAATGGCTCTCAATTTTAGATAAAAATACCAGAGCTGACCATGTAGATGCAAACGGACAATTAGTTGATATGGCAGATACTTTCACTGTAGGTAGTTCACAAATGTTGTATCCTGGAGATATGAGCGCACCGGCTAATGAGGTAGTTAATTGTAGGTGTTCGATGGTTGTTGTGCCATTACTTTCTGAAAGCGGAATCCCGATTCTCAAGATAAGATAAAACTTGCCTTACCTTTCGTGCCTCATCTTCTTTACGCTTCTTTTCAGCGCGTTTGATGGTCTTTATTGTTTTGAGTGATTTCACTTACTTTCAGGAATTTTAAAATTAAATGCAATCTTTTTTGCTTCTGCTTGAACAACTTCATAATTAAATTCGACTTTGGGCTTCATTTCCCAAGAACCGATATAATAATATCCAAAATGGTTAAACATTTTTTTTATGGTTTCCTCCCTCATAGTTCCCGAATAAAAGCGTTTCTTTAAAAGATTGGCATGTTGCGGAGTTGTATAACCCGCGTACCATTTAGGCTCAGAGGTTATTTGTTCAAAAAGTTCTGTTGCTGTCATTTGTGTGAATATTCGAATTTAAATAATGATAATATAAAATCTAATGGACAATGTGAATTTTCCAATAGAATGCAGCTTTGATATTCATTCAAATACCACCAGTTATCATTATCGCTAATATCAACCCTTAAAATAGTCATTACTCCATTTATTTCTTGAGCCATAACTCTTTTAGAAAAGTAATGTGCTATTTTCTTGCCATCATGAATAAATCTTTCGATTTTTTCAAATGGATAATTGGTAAGTCTTTCTGTAAACGTTCCCATAAAGCGAATATACGCAAACGTTAATGTATACCAAAACTTTGTAAACTTATTTTTTAATGATATATTTTTATATCCAATTATGAGTAAACTATTCGGCAATTATCAAAAGTCATCTTCGGGATGGATAGAATTACCCAAAGGTTTGTATGAGCAAAAGAACTTTGCAAGCCCTGCCGAAATAGTTGACGCTGATCCCGGTAAAAAAACTTGGACAGCATACGCAGCGGTTTTCGGCAATAAGGATTTAGACGACGACATTATTATGCCTGGAGCGTTTAAAAAATCAATAGCTGAAAACGGGCCAAATGGCACTAACTCAATACTTGTTCTTAATCAACATATGACTTGGCAGGTATTAGCAAAGCCAAAAGTTTTACAGGAAGACGCTAAAGGTCTTTATTATGAAGCTCAGGTAACAAGTGGTGCATCGTTTGCAGAAGACGCGGTAAAACTCATAGCAAACGGATTGGTAGAAGAAAATTCAATAGGTTTTCAAACCGTTAAATCTGCTATCATACAACCTGATGCACAAGATTGGGAAACATGGTATCGTGAACTTTACGAGTTAAACCTTGCAGAAGTTTCTCCGGTAACATGGGCAGCGAACCCACAGGCAAGGATGCAAGGTATGAAGTCAAAGATCAAACCTGAAGACCTTGCCAAACGCGCACAAAAACTAATTAAGGCTCTCAAAGAAACAGGAATGAGGGATGAAACTTATGAAGCCTTAGAGATTGAATTAAAGCAAATAAACACCGATTACTATAATTTAGGAAAGCTAATTTCACTTGACAGCAAAGGAGCCGCAATGGTTACGTGTCCAAAATGTAAATCAGCATTTGACGCCGGAGATAATGATGACGATGGCGAACAAATAGAATGCCCTGATTGCAAATGCATGTTTCAAAAAAGCACTCAACAAGCACAAGCCGAAAAATCCTTAATAGATGGATTCGGATTCAAATCAACACTATTAACAGGATTTAAATTTTAATCACAATGAGTAAAGTAATATTCAAAATAGAGGATACTGATTCGCCCGAAGTAAAAGAGGTGAAAGGTAAATTCAACGAGGTTTATGATCGTGTTTCAACTGAAACAGGAGCAAGCCTTGATGAAGCTAAAAACCTTTTGAAAGGTGAAATAGCAACCATTATAGGAACTAACGTGGAGTTTAAAGAAAAACTTGAGGCAGTTCTTGAGGAAAAGAAAGCGTGGGAAGAAAAAATGAAGTCCCATGATGAGGCTCTTTTGGAAATCAACCGTTTGCGCACCACGCAAAAAGCAGAAGCCGATAAAGGCGTAACTTTCAAAGACGCTTTCGATACAGCGATCGATGAAAACGTTGATGAACTGAAAAAGTTCTTTGCCGGTAAATCTGACAAAAATAAGTTGCGTTACGAACTGAAAGCCGTTGGTGATATGGGATTAAGCTCAATTTCAAACCTGACTGCGGCTAACGTTCAGATGGCACCCGGTATCGTTCCGTTCCCTTCTCGCAGGGTTCACATGCGTGATATTATGTCAACCGGACGTATGGTTACATCACTGTACAACTTCTTAAAGGAAATTGGTTTTGATGGCTCTATCGGCACATGGCAGGAGAATAGCGGTGCAAAGCCACAGTTTGACATCCGCTATAAGGAAGTAAGCGCGGAAGCTGAATTTATTGCTGGATGGATTCGTATTTCCCGTAAATCATTGGATGACATCCCGGCTTTGAAAAGCTCTTTAGCTTTCCGTCTGTTACAGAAATATTTGGATGCAGAGGACGCACAAATACTGAACGGTACAGGTGCAAATGGTCAGTTGTTAGGTTTATTCAATTCGGCAAACTCGATCACATACGTACCTGGGAAAACAAAATCGGTAGAAATGTTGGTTGATTCAATTACCCTATTGGAGCAACTCAATCACACTGCTACAGGTATCGTGCTTGATCCTGCCGGATACAACAACGCTTTATTATCACAATCAAGTGGCTCGACTGCTGGTATCTATTCGTTACCAGGTGGTTTAGTAAGCTACGGTGGCTCAGGCATGGGCTTGGAAGTTGCAGGGGTTAAATCCTACAAAACTACCGCAATGGCTACCAACGTATTCCTTACAGGTGATTGGGAAATGGGTGCACAATTGTTATTCCGCGAGGATCCGGTTATTGAGTTCTTTGAACAGGATGGCGATAACGTGAAGAATAACCAGATCACGGTCCGGGTGGAGGGGCGAGTGGCCCTTCCGGTCTACTACAATGATGCATTTGTACATGGTACTTATGTTAATCCTGGTTCTTAATCAATAATTGGGTTTATAATTGGTGAAGGTTTGGTAGAAATATCAAACCTTTTTTATTTTATAAAGAATATATGAACGCAAAGTATCCATCCAATTATTGCCCCAATAATATAACAAGCACGAAGCCATACAGGATTAGGAATGAACCAAGCCGACAGGGTTAAAACCACCGTACAAAAGGCTATGAAAATGTTTGTTATCATGTTGTATAAGACAGATAAAAAATAAAGTTGTTTTCATACTTGCAAATTAGTATTTTTTAGTATTACATTTGCGTTAAACAAAAATATGGGCGGATACCTCAGTAGTAGAGGGTCTTAATTGAAAGTTTTATATTAAATTCAGAGGGAACGCTGAAAAATAGATTTAATAAGTAAGTTAAGAAAGGCGGGGGTGCAACTCCCCCTCTGTCTGGCACTTTACAAATAACGAGGCGTCCACGTCACGCCTACAATGCAAATGCAAGAGGTAAAGGGACAAAATAATTCAATGCTGACTGATGAAGATTTTGATATTTTCTTTTCAAAATTTGATGTTAAAGCTATCGAAAAATATGATGGTAAACCTTTTACGGCGGATCATAAAGAAAGAATGAGACAATCATTCTTTAAACGCAATGGGCTGCCTAATCGCGTTGATATATGGCCTGAACTTGCTTTACCTATTGATTTAAATGCGAAATAGCTCAAATGGTTAGAGCATTGGACTCATAATCCAAAGGTTGCAGGTTCGAATCCTGTTTTCGCGACCAAATAGAAAAATACCATGAAACGATTGCAACCCATAGTCGAAGATGACGTTCACGATAAATTGAGTGAAGAAGGTAAAAAAGCCGGTATTAAAAAGGTCGGGGCTTATGCTGCC